AGCATGGAGGGTATGAGAATCGAGATTCCTGGGGGCAGAAGTCCCGAAGGTGAGGCGCTACGCAACTTCCGCGTCCAAGCCGGCCTGACCCAGAAGCAGTTGGGCGAGATATCCGGCATGAGTACTGGAGCGCTGGGGATGATCGAGTCGGGGCACTACCGCCCGTCGGTCCGCGCCATCCGGGTCATCTCCGCTGCGCTGCCACTCCTTCTCAGCGAGGAACAAGCAGTCCTGGCTCTGCGAGCACAACCGTGGAACCGGAGGACCTCAATCACTGAGGCTCGGGAGGGATCTCTCCTCAATGCCTAGAAGGTACAAATCCACCAAGCCCTACCGCCCCAACACAGGAGAGGAGAAGGCTGTGTGGCGATGGCATCGCAAGCCCAACGAGTTCAACACCTGGTGCTGGTACCGCCAGCAGGAGGTAGGCGAGCCCGGCTGCGTCTGCCCCATACAACTAGAACGAGAGGGTTACCTTCGTGTCCGAGCCACTGACACCTGCGCCAGCTACTTCCGAGGACGAACCATCGCACCTACAGACGAAGCTGCCTGACCTGAGCGACGTGCCTCTATCCGCGCTCCGCGACCTGCAGTTCCTGGACGGCGAGCTGGAGAGCATCCTGCAGCAGATCGCGAAGCCGAGATTCAACCTGGGTGGCGCTGGCCCGCCCGGACGTGCTGACTAAGGAGATCCATGAAGATCTGGTCGTGCAAGATCGGGGAGACCTATTCACTGCCCCAGGACGGTGCTGATGCCCCGATGCGTGAGGCTGTGCGGCGGGCGTACATCGAGATCACGGGAAAGGAGCCGGACTTCTGTTTCTCGGGTTGGGGAGCGGAGCTGACTGTGAACGAGCGGGAGACGGTTGAAGGCTGGGAATCCGTGTGAGAGCCCTCCAGGTAGTTGGGATCGTGGTCGCGGTCATGTTCGCGTTCTGTATCGTGTGCTGGATCATCGGGGCATTTGTAGGTATTGGCGTCAAGCCCTACTAACTACTTGATCTTCAACCCTTGCACCCCACCCCTCCCTGAGGGTAGGATGGGGTTACCGGCATTCGTCGGTAACCTCAGTTTTCACCTACCCGAGAGGGAGTTTTGTCATGGACATCCAAAAGAAGATTTCCAACCTGAACGGGCTTCGCTGGGCCTGCCGGGCGGCCATTGTGGCTGCCAGCGGCGTCAGCGTGTGGGGCAACTTCCTCCACGCCGAGCGCACCCCACAAGCCATCGCCATCAACGTCATGTCACCGATCCTGCTGCTGTTCGCGCTGGAGCTGGGATCACGTATCCCACTCCGCGAGGATTCGCACTGGACCTTCCGGCTACTCCGACCGCTGGGAATGATCATCATTTCTGGTATCAACGCCTGGTTGAGCTACTGGCACCAGCAGGAGGCGTTCTTCACCTACGCGAAGGACATCCAGACCTCCTACCTGCTGCCCATCGGTATCGACGGCTTCATGTTGTACGCCTCGATCTCGCTGCTGGACCTGAACGTGAAGGTGCGCCAACTCCTGGCCCATCTGGATGGCGACAAGGTCACCACGTACAAGCCGCGTGACCCCGATGCACCTATCCGGGTCAAGGCCGAGGTAGTCAGTAAGAAGCAGCAGATCGCAGAGATCTACAACCGGTTCCCCGAGTGGAAGCCGGCGCAGATCGCAGCCAAGGTTGATGCGACGCCGAGCTACGTGTACGGCGTGCTGAAGGAGCTGAAGGCCTTACGTGACACCGAACCGGCGACCGCGTAACCTGACCCCTGGTCCACAGGGGTGGCCCCAGCAAGAAGCCCCCCACCTTCACAGGTGGGGGGCTTCTTCGTTGCTACCGGAACTCTGGGTCATTCAGGTAGGCCACGTACGCCTGGAAGCATTCAGGACCGCAGACTGTGTCTCCAGATCCTTCCTTGTCCCACGGGTACGGGTTGCCGCAGTTGGCGCACTTGCCCCACTGCCTACCTGCCGCGCCCTGCCGGTTGATCTCAGCGTAGGCCAGGTGGGTCACGTACTCACCCTGGCGCGTCTGGTCGTACTGCTGAGTCATGGCCACGATCTCATCGTCGGTGAGGCGTTCCTGGCTCATTACCGCCGAGCCCTCCAGGCCTCCAGCTGACGCGAGCGGCGGCCCTTGTTGTAGGCCTCCACCAGCATCTCTGCGACGCCCATGGACACCTTGCCCTTACGGATGGCCGCGAGGCCGGTGGCCTCAGCGATCAGCGCACGAGGTCCGGCGAAGGACTTCATGACGTCGATCAGGCGGTCCAGATCGAGCCGGCTGCCGTACTCGGCGAACATCCGGGCGATGCCTTCGAAGACAGGACCCTGTGCGCCGAACCGGTCGTTGCCCCAGGCCCGGGTGACAACCAGGATGGTGACCTGGATGAGGCTCGGGTCGGCTTCGATCTTCTGGGACAGGGCGTACACGCGCTCTACGACCTTGACGCAGTTGACGTTGCCGTTGGCGGGGATGTTGCTGATGGTCCAGCCGTAGTTCCCCAGGATCTCCTGGATATCGCGGGCTGTGTCACCTTCAGGGCCGTCCGTGTTCAGGCTGACCTTGAACTTGTCGATCACCGGAGGCTGCGTGGTGTCGTTCAAGTCGAGGAACATCTGTGCTTCCTCGGCCAGGGTCAGGCCGTGGAACACGTGGGCATTGATGGTGCCCGCGTTGTCCGTTACCCGGCGGGTGGCTTCCCAGCGGTGCTGACCATCTATGATGATCTTGGAGCGGTCCTTGCGCACTGACACAGTGATCGTGCCGACCGCAGCGGGGTTGTAGTTCTTGACCATCCTGGCAACCTTCGCCAGATTGATGCCCGTTCGCTGAACGCGACGGTCGATTTCCAGCTCATTCACTGGAAGATCGAGGTCTTCGAACACCTCGGTGGCTTTACTCATTCCTTACTGATCCTTTTCTTGAGGGTGTTGATGAAGGCGTGTAGGGCACGCTTTCCTTGTTCGAAACTCTTGATGTAGGCGAGTAGTTCAGCCTGGTTGATTTCAGGGTTCAGTTCCCCGATTCGGGTCACTCCCTTATTCATTCCAGACAGCTGTGACAGTGCGGTAGCAAGAGCATCGCGCTGAGCAGCAACACTGACAATGTCTCCTGTCAGTCCACTTGACCTGAGCCTGTCCACTGCGCCCCGTGCCTCATAGACAGACAACTGGTGGTGCTCCAGGCGAGCCCGGATGTCGGCCAGGCCTAGTGCTAGACCGGGGTCAGTGTTGTTCAGGAAGTGGCTATACAGGTAGGTGACCGAGGCCAGGTAAGACTCTCCTGGCCCAAGTCCCAGCGCCTCGTTCATCATGGTGCGAGTCCGGGGTACTGGTTCTAGGACTGTGCCACGTGGTATGCCGACGCGACGCTTGCGCATTCGGATACCACGATCTTTCTGCTGTTCCTTGGTGTCCTGGAAAAGTGCCCAAGTCCTATGTGGACTAGGAGGCGAAGCCAGGACTCCGTGCTTGACTGTCTTGGCTATTTCTTCGCAGGTGTCCTCCAGTGAAGTCGACAGAGCTATTTGAACCTTTTCGGCACCCAGGCTTTTCAGGGCTGTGAGCCGCCGTAATCCGTCGAGGAGTTTCATGTTCTCGTCGACAAGAATGGGACGCTTGAGTTTCCCCGAGAAGATGTTATTCGTCAGGTCTGTCAGGTCATCCCCGTGTTCCAGGGAGCGCTCTGTAATGATCGATTCAATGGGGACCATGAGTGGTTTATGCATCGCTCATGAATCTCCTACTTCGTGGAAGGTGAGGTACTTAGGTTTCTCTCACTCCACGAACAGTACTACGGGGGGGCTGGGAATGCCAACTCCCCGGTGATCCACGGCTATTGCAGGGTCTTGTCCACATATGTCGACCACGGACCCAGGACTCCCGATCGATGCAACCCCCGCCAGACACTGTGGGCGCTGGTCTGGGTGTACCGAGCCCGGCCGGTGGACTCCAGTCGGTTGAGGAACCGGCGTGGCCCTAGTCCACGCTCCCCGGAGGACTTGCCCCATTCCTCATACATGGCGAACAGCTCCGACGTGCGGATCGAGGCACCCTCGGCCTCCTCCAGCTTCCCGTCCGCGATCTGATCCTCCAGGAACCGGACCACCGAGTCGGACTGCTGGCGGTGCTTCTCCGCTGCCTCCATGACGCCGGCAGGCTCGTTCAGGCCGTTGGCCTGGAAGTCGACCAAGCCCTGCAGTAGCCAGTTGAAGATGCCGTCCGCCTCGGCGTACAGGTGGTCCCGGGCGAAGTCAGGGATCTCGGGTACGTCGGTGCCGAAGCGGGTCACGAACGGGACCAGCTTGGCTCGCTTCCAGATCGCATCGTCGTCGCTGTTGAACCGTGGCGGGTGGTTCGTGGCGAGCCACAGGGCGCACTCAGGCGTCCAGGTCACGTTGGACTGGTACATCTCACGGGACACAACCTGGTCCCGGCCGGTGAGGCGTTTTAGGAGGTTCTCGTTGAAGGTGGCGTTCTCGGCTGTCTCGGAGGTGGACACGAAACGCTTACGCCGCAAGCCATGCAGGTCGTTGTTCGGGCCACCACCTTCCTTGACTCGGAAGGTTCCCTCGGCCGCCGTAGTGGCGTACCCGCCGAAGACGTACTCCATTGTGGACAGGAACTGGGACTTCCCGGTGCCGCTGGGACCGTAGATCAAGAAGAAGGCACGGTGGTCAGCCTTACCCAGCATGGAGTAGGCAGCGGCCCGTTGCACATACCCACGCACATCTGGATCAGGTATGACCTGTTCCATGAACCGGTCGAACTTGGGACATGTCGCCTTGGGGTCGTAACTGGCTCGCATGGTCCGCGTCATCAGCTGTTCGCGGTCGTGCGGCTCCAACGTGTTCGTCTTCAGGTTGTACGTACCGTTCGGCAGGTTCACCCGGTCCGGCGCCAGATCCATCTCCGTAGAGTTGATGGTGGCGCCGGCCATGGACCGAAAGATCGCGAGAGCTGCGTTGATCCGAGCCTGGTTGCGCGAGAGCTTGGCCCATTTCTTCAGCGCCTCGTTGTCCTGCTCGCGAGCCTGCTTGTCCATTTCCTCTGTGATGGTCGACCACTCGCGCATCAGAGCGAAGGTCTGCTCCCGGTCCCAGGCCTTCCCACCCCACCGGTACATCTCCTTCTCGTCGTACACATACCTGAAGTTGGCCCCCACCTTGTGCCAGAGCCGCATCGCGTTGCCGATGTCATCGAAGCTGAAGTGAAGATCCTCGGCCGGCTTGACCTCCTCCTGGGAGTGAGCCATCTCAAGTTCCCCGAGAGTCAGGTCAGGCTGAGCCACCGAGCCGTACCCGCGTCGTACCAGATCCCGGGCGCACGCGCTCAGGTCCCCATTGAAGGCATAGTGGGCGTGGACATAGAGCTTCGTCAGCGGCACCTCTGTGTCGAGGCCGGCTGACGTACTCCACACGTACAGACCAGGCTTGCCCTCGAAGTCCGTGCTGGCACTGTGACCGTCCCGGGCGTTCTTGCCCGGACGCACCCACATGCGCTCGCCGTCACGTTGGCGTTGCAGCAGAGTCCAGCCGGCGGGTTCAAGGATGTCGCTCCAGTCGGTCTGGCTGGCCCAATCATCGCCGGGGCTGACGGAAGAAGTAGCCCCTCGCGTCGCTAACGAACCTGGGGAGGCTGCGCGGAGAGGGGCTACTTCCGGGAGAGTAGCAGAGTCGTGGAGTTGGGGTTGAGGCGTGAATGAGATGATGGGTAACGACACGTCGAGCGCTGTGCGAATCGCTTCATGAATGAGGCACCGTTGCTCCCAGGTGATCGATGGGAGCGTTCCGTATTCCCCCGAGGCTAGGAGCCAACCTTCGCCAGAAGGGTGGCAACTGCCAGGCGAGGGCGCCGAAACAAAGTATCCCCCCTCCCCTCGGGTCTCTGCCAACACTTCGCCGGATTCATTGTGTGCAATCTTCGTATTGCCCGGTACGTCCTGATCACTGATCCGGTACGCCATGTGGAGGCCACCGCTGGGTGAGGACTGTGTGTATCCCGTACTGACCTTGTCCCAGGCATCGCCACACCCGAGCGAGTCTGCAGCATTTGCTATATCAGTCAAAGCATCAGCATTGAGGGCACGTCCCTCAACCTCAGTCATCTCCAGATTTCCAGAGACTGCACCACAAATGATGGCAATTCCGTAGGGATGTCCGTTACCCCACCATTCGCTGACCTCACCCAGGTTTGGGACACGTGACTGATACTCACGCCACCTGACTGCAGGCTTGTTCTTCGCGAGGATCGGGACGACAGAGACGCCAGCGGACTGCCACTTGGAAGCGACTTCTGATATCGTCACATCGATCGCCTTTCATAGGGGACCCTGGGGTGGTGGAACTTCTCGGGGTCCCCTGATCTTTTCAGGAAGTCTCGTGGTCACTGATCATGCCACCGACCAGGCCGGTACGGTAGGCCAGAGCACGACTCCTCGGTGGTGGTCAAAAAGAAGCCGGAGCCTGTAGGGGGCTCCGGCTTCTTTCGCACCTACAACGTCCTCTAGAAGGGCGGCTCTGGTTCCTGAGTCGCTACCGGACGTGCTGGAGGCAGCTGACTAACTGGTCGACTAACGGCATCACGCAGGCTCTGCTGGTGTTCGTTGCTGCCGGCGACCCGGGAGGCTGCGAGCTTCTCCAGTTGGGACAACTCTCGCTGCACTGGAGGCTGAGATTGAATCCGTTCCGCGTCGGGGTTTCTACCTTGCCGCGCGGTGGGTCGAAAGTCAGGGTGCGCGGCGAACCACGCCGTGGCTCGCTCCACCGAGAACGGATCCTTGTCCGCCATCCGCAGTTCGTACGGGGGCTTACCCATGGTGGCGATGCCCATACCCATCCACGCGATGACCGGGCGGGGGCGGCCGATGCGTGGCTTCATGAAACCGATCAGTCGAGCATTGCGCCACCAAGCGTTACGCACAATCAACCCTTGGTAGCCGTCCTCGTCGGGCTGATCCAAGTCAACTACGTCCACGACAACTACGTCTGATTGCTTGTCAGGCTTGCTGTACTTGGTGGGGCTGTGCTCGATGTAGTCGACAGCCCACACCAGCAGAAGGTGTCCTACGCAATCGCAAGTGAGTTCGCCCGGACGTGCACAGCGGTGCTCGATGCAGTCGGCCGGGTTGAGGCGCCCGCCTCCTGCTTCGTCATCAAAGAGTCCCATGGTCATTCTCCTGGTTCATCGGGGTCGTGGTAGTAGACGTGAGCCTGATATTCGTCACGCAGTTTTTGCAGTTTCTGATTGAGTGTTGCTACTCGCTCAATTACCTCGTTGAAGCTGATCTTCAGATACTGGAAGTCATCACGTAGTGCAGTGAATCGTGCCTCCAGCTCGTCGTCTGATACGGGAGTGCCACTGAAGTTCCAGAGGCGGTGGTGGCGAGCCCGGTCATTAGCGTCCTGGGCATCCGTATTCATTGGCTCCTACTTCCATGTTCCTGTCTGGCACGTACCAAGGACAGAAGCCACAGTGGTCCGATGGCTCAGCCTCGATCTGCTCCCATCTGTGTCCATGACCCTCCTTCAATACCTCCAGTTTCACTACCTCTGTTGCGATCCGTGATAGACGGTCCAAGGCGCCAAGCGCCACGCTTCGGTCGTAGTCGGCCGTCCACACGTACATGTCCTTCAACCAGCCAGCGCGAGGATAGAAGGCCAGGGCCACCTTCTTCACCTCATGACCCAGCTGTTCGTACCCATAGCCATACAGCTGTACTTGGACCACGTACCCGGCCGACGGTCCGTCCTTCAACACCTTCTTCATTACCGAGGGGCCGGCTCCCTTATGGTCGATGACGCAGGACTCGACCATGTTGAATAGATCAGAAGTCCCCGGTATGAAGCCATCGAGAACCACTGGTGTTTCCGAGACCCAGGCAGTTGAAGAATGCGCCACCACCCATGCCTTGATGGCGTCGTCAAGCCACGAGTGTATGGATGTGCCGACCACCGCCGCCCACGGATCGAACCGATCATTGACCTCGGGGACTTCGGCGATACGGTAACCGATACGACGATCACAGGGATCTCCAATCTCGCTCGGACCGATCGTCTTCTGCAGTGTCCGCGCGCTGTTACGGTCAGCCCACTTGATGATCTCGATGAGTTGACGTTTCAACCTGAGAGCTAAGGCGTCCTCGCTCGGTGTGTCATCGAACAGAATGCAGGCCGGGTGGACGTTCTCCACCAGCACCTCGGCGAGAGGCTTCTGACAGACGAGACAGGTGCGCTTCTTCACTCGTCGCCTCGCTTCCCGCACCAGGTGCAGTACAGCCAACTGGCGTCTTCAATGCGGGTCAGTTCCGAGTCGTGCAGCCCGAACCAGTGACGGATCTGGCGGGTACTGCGGTAGAGCACGTACCAGGCTCGGTACGTGTGCGGGATCGGATCGTTCTCGTCGCCAGACCACGGTGAAGAGATCTTCAGGGCGGTTGGCCTCATACCGCCTCCAGTAACAGGTGTTCGTCTTCCTTGTGCAGCCACAGACCCAGCACACCGAGGTCCAGGGCCGGCAGCTCCCCGCTGCGATACCAGCTGAGGATGAGTTCCTGGGGCAGGCCGTACTGGGTGGCGAGGACGTGCAGCGGGCTCAGCTGGGATACCTCGATGCCTTCCTGGTGCAGACGTTCAAGGTGATTCTCGGCAAGCCAGCAGAACCTTCCGAGCCGCTCGGCGGTGCTGGACCAGACCCTGCCGGCCATGTCTGGGTCTTCGCACTTGTTGTAGGTGATCGGTGACATGTGGAGCATCTCTGCCATCGCTGACCTGGTCAGACCCAGTCGGTACCGCAGGATGGCCAGGCCTCCAGTGTGTATCAGGTTGCGGCCATGGCTGACGTGCTGATCAACAGTGGGCATACTGTGGATCATAGACTCCCCCTCCCTCCGTACAGAAGCACAGTAGCGAGGGGGTACGACAAAAACGCTCCCCCCGACCCAGATACGACCTGGTTCGGGGGGAGCGGATCAGGACGTCACAGCCTTTGACGTCCGATCTGTGGGGGAAGCCTTACGCTACGTGGTCCGGTTTGAAGCAGCAGCCATCACAGCCGTGCACGCCCTCAGCCCACGATCCAATTCTTACCTTGAGATCGTCGGGATCAGGGTGACCCACGCCGTGTACACAGAGCCGCTCCATGATGCCGCGATCGTCACGCCAGTGCTGACGCCAGTCACGCATGTGATGATCACTCGGACTGTGGACTACGCACGGCGGTCCGTAACAGTGCTCCCGATCATGGGTGTACAGCAGGAGTCCGGTGTTAAGAGTGTACGTTTCCACGCTGCCTCCGATACTCGTTGAGGTGCTCCCGGCATCGTGGGCTGAGCCTGATGCCGCCGTACTCGTCTGACAGTACGGAGATTGAACCCACTGCCAGGACGCCGCACTTCGCGAGCATGTTTCCTTGCAGGATCAGGTACTCGCACCAGAGATCCTTGGCCGCATTTGCTGTCTTCACGTACTCCTCCAGTTTTAGGCGGGGCCGGTCGCATATCCGACGACCGGCCCCTATAAGGATTAAGGATTTTGTCAGGCTGGGAATCGAACCCAGATCCACGGCTCCATAGGCCGTTGCCCTGCCATTGGGCAACATGACATAGCTTCACCAGCAGCACCGACGGCGTTTAAGGTTCCGTCTTAGAGTTCAAGCTATCCGCTCTACCACTGAGCTACCGGCCCATGTTGGAGGGCCAGGCGGGGATCGAACCCGCGACTGATGGCATAGATCGGAACCGGTTGAGACGGTGCGATGATGATTTAGTTTTGAGATTGAGGCATAGCTTGAACCGGACCCTATCCGGTATTCAGTTTGATCTCTCCTGCCGTGTCAGGGCAGGGCCTGTTGGTTAACTTGAATGTGAACTTGTGCCAGCCCCGAAGGGCAGTGGGTCGGGCAGGATTCGAACCTGCTGCCCGCGTCCGGCGCTTCCCTCGCTGCTTCTTGGTGCGCAGCGTGCCCCGACCCGGTAGTGCTACTGGTCGCCGAGCAGGAAGTTGAACAGCTTCGTCCCGATCTCCTGCTTGGTGACGGTGAAGCTGTTGGCTGCCTCGCGGGCAGTCTTCACAGCGTTGGAGAGTTCCACGACCCGTGCCTTCAGTCCGTTGACGTCCTTCTGGGCTATCGCACCAGACAACTTGGTAGTCGTCCAGTAGCCCACGACTACGTCCTCGAAGTACACGTCCACCTGCGCCTGGTGCTTGTCGGTGGCAGCAGCCTTGACGTGGTTGCGGGGAACCTTCTTCGTCCTGGTGGTCTCAACGGACGTGGTGTAGGCGTCGGCAGTGAAGTCGTACGCCCATTCCTCGCCCGGATCGAGGACCGGGAGCTTGTCAATGAACGTGGTCAGATCAACGAGCTGCTTCTCCAGGAACAGGAGGTAGGACACCGGTACGCCGTGGGCGATGGCCTGCCCGTCAACGTAGATGTCACCTACCGCTTCCTGGTTGGCAACGTCCTTGGTCAGGGTGACGTCAAACAGCTCCGTCAGCCCTGCCCGGACAGAAGACAGGACGTCCTCGGTGCGTACCTGCAGACGAGTGCTCTCCGATGGCAGGCGGTCGCCGTCTTCGTCCTTCGCTCGGTAGGTACGCGAGACGCCGGACAGCTTGCTGGTGCTCTGAAGCAGGTGGTGCGCGTCGGTCAGCGCCCGGTAGGCACGAGTCTTGGTGCCCTTCTCGATGGCGAGAACCTGATGTAGCTCGGTCACAGTGATTCCTTAAGTTGAAGGCTGTAGGTGATGGGCGGGGAAGGATAGTGGGCTTCCCCGCCCATCGTGGACCCCGTGGGATTCGAACCCACATCCCCGGCGAGAATGCCGGACTCTGCCAGTTAAGCTACGGACCCGTGGACCCAGTAGGACTTGAACCTACGACCGTTGGCTTAAGAGGCCACTGCTCTTCCAGCTGAGCTACGGGTCCTTCTATCAAGTTGTTTAGTACGTACCAGCCTCGGCTCGTTCCTTGAGGATCAGTTCAAACTGTTCAACGCGCCACGTCCACCAGTCCTCTTCTGGATCCTGTAGGGCGAGTTCACGCATTCGGGCGAGATCCTCTTCCAGGCGGGTGGTGCTCATCTCGTGCGGACTCATACACATTCGGCTGTTTCCCTCCAAAGTTTGGGTGACAGGATAGTAAGGGAACACCATTCCCTTACTTGGGCCATCGACATCGATTGCTCGATGGGCTGGGACACAGTGGAATGACTCCACCCTTGCGGGATCCTGTCACTGGCCCAACCATAGCCCCCCTCCCCTGGGGGTTGCAACCTGAATATGTTCACTGACAGCGAACATGTCTAAAGTGGGCACATGGGTCTATCTCTCGCACAACGGGTAGCCAAGCTCCCCGTACATGAGCGGGACAGCTGGCTCGCCTCACTCCCGGTACACCTGCTGGAGGAGATCAACCGAGGGGAATGGTGGTGGACCGCCCGTCCAGAGCAGGTGCCCCCACCAGGAGACTGGCTGGTTGCACTGGCACTGGCTGGCCGAGGCTGGGGAAAGAGCAGAGCAGGGGCAGAGTGGCTCGTGGAGAAAGTGCTCCAGCACCCATTTGACCGAAACGGTCAGCCCACGGAATGGCTCCTCATTGGCGAGACGCTTGCTGACACTCGCACCATTTGCATGGAAGGACCAGCAGGACTCCTGCGCGTCCTTACCAGACGTGGCGTCGACTTCAGGTACAAGCAGTCCCCGCGACCCATGGTGCTGTTCCCAGATGGGTCCCGGATCTATGCGGAGGGTGCAGACGACGAGGATGTCGGTCGCGGTTACAACGCGGCCGGCGCCTGGGTAGACGAGATCTGTAAATGGCCTAAGTCGTATGAAAGCTGGTATGAGGGGATCCTGCCTTCCTTGCGTACCGACCTGGTGGGCGACCATCCTCGCTGCTTCGCCACCACCACCCCGAAGCCCATCAAACTGCTGCAAGAGTGGGTGAAGCGGGACGATGGCACCATCCACATCATGGGGGGGTCCACGTTCGACAACTCCACCAACCTGTCTCAGCACGTGTTGCGGGAGCTGAAGAACAGGTACGCAGACTCCGCGCTCGGACAGCAGGAGTTGTACGGGAAGCTACTGGAGCTGGGTGGCGGCGGCCTATTCAAACGGATGGACATAGTCAACGGTCGGGTTACCGAGGTACCCGATGACATTGTCGCCACGGTGGTTGGGGTTGACCCGAACCTGACTGGAGAAGACGACCTGTTCGGGATCGTCGTCGTCGCTCGTACAGTGAACAACGATCTCTACGTACTTGAAGATGCCTCGGTGGAACAGAGTGGTCGAACAGCAGCCCTGGCAGCTTGGCGAGCAATGGCCAAATGGGATGCCGACACCCTTGTCTATGAAGAGAACCTCGGCAAAAGGTACCTCGCGGAAGTACTCCAGGATGCCTTCAAGGAATCCATAAGCCTGGGACTCTTCCCCGAACATAGCTCTCCTTCTATGTATCCGGTGCACGCGAAACATGGCAAACGTACAAGAGCTGAACCAGTAGCCATGCGCTGTGAACAGAAACGACTGCACATGGTGGGCGAGTTCGAGGAACTCGAATCCGAAATGGTGATCTTCGATCCTGAATCCACAAGGGAATCACCGGACCGGATGGACGCCCTGGTACATGGCGCCTTGCACCTCATGCGGGGAGAGCGGCGCGTGATGCGGGTTGCGCAGCCCTCCCAGCACGAGTGGTCACTTTCTCAGGACTTCTACGATCTGTCCCAGCTTCAACCGCATTGGTGAGTCGGACAAGAGCGGAGCGGAGGAGGGATGGAGAGTCGGTGGTGATGTGACATGACATGGGCTAAGCAGCGTAGTCGGACATGAAGTGACTTGACGTGGGACGTCGGGTGCGTGAGGGATCGACGCGATTCGTCGGGTAGGGATCGATGTGCTCAGATTCGAGGTGATTAGTCGGACGTGGCAGGGGATGAATGGGCTCGTCGGACGTGATGGTGAGCGGAGTAGGCGCGTTGAGGCCTGTCGGTGGAGCGTGGATAAGGCAAGAGCTGTGCAGTCGAGAGGGAACGAGTCGTCATGAGTTGTCGGTGAAGAACTGACGAGAGAAGAGCAGGTACGTCGATGTGATACGTGCTGCGTTGTCTCTGCCACCCTACCCCTCCCTAGTGCTCTGTCCATAATGAACCATCTGATCAGCCATCTACCCCTTGTGCTCTTGATCCCATTAGAGTAGTAAGCGTGCTGGTCCTGACCATGGTTGTCGCTGCCCTCGCAGCGGCCCGCCTCGCGCGTCTGATCGCGGAGGATGAGATCACCACGTGGTTCAGGAAGGCAGTCGTTAAACGATTCGGCCCCACCCACATGGCTACTCGACTCATTCACTGCGCTCCCTGGTGTATGTCCATGTGGTTCTCAGTTTTGATGCCTGTGTCCGTTTTCTGGCACAATCAGTGGGTACTTGCCGCTCTGTCAATCCCCGCCGGGTCCATGGCGGCGGCCATCGCACTCCGTATGGCAGACAGGGAGTAGTCCATGGCAGCATTCCGCCGGCCCAAGGCCCTAGATGCCCAACCGGAACCGGAAGCTCACAAGTCGGAAATGAAGTCGCTGATCGCCAGCGCCGCCCGCATCAGGAACGTTGACGGGCAGGGATGGCGGACTTATCGCTTCGGAGACGACTCCTGGCAACAAGAAGTCTGGCGTCTGTACGACATCATCGGCGAGCTGCGTTTCGCGGCTAACTGGATCGGGTCAGCCTGCTCCAGGGTGCGCATCTACGTAGCGGAGGTGGACAAGAATGGACGGGTACAGCAGGAGACCAAGAAGCCGAAGGTCGCTGCTATTGCAGAGAACATGTTCGGTTCTCCAGCGGCTCAGTCGGAAGCTCTTCGAATGCTGGGGATCAACCTCACCATCGCCGGGGACTGCTACATCGTTGGTCGAGGTGCGGTTCGGGACAATGAGGCTGACGAGTGGTACATCGTCAGTTGTTCTGAACTCAAACGGTGGAACGGCAACGTTCAACAGCTCTATCCCGACGGAACTAAAGAGTCCCTTGACCTGGACAAGGACATCGTCATCCGGGTCTGGACACCTCATCCCCGACGTAGTCTCTGGGCCGACTCTCCTACCCGGGCAGCCATGCCCATGTTGTGGGAGATTGAACGACTAACCCGCTACGTCTTCGCCCAGATCGATTCCCGGCTCATCTCAGCCGGCATGGTCCCGATCCCCAAGGAAGCCAGCTTCCCCGACGACAGCAATGACGTCACTGTCCCTGGGGCCGAAGGTCTCACCCAGGCGATGATGAAAGCAGGCAGCCGTTCGCTCAAGGGCGAAGGAACAGCGGCTGGTGTAGTACCCATGTTCGTTGAGGTGCCGATGGACGCTCTCGGCAAGATCGAGATGGTTACCTTCGGCTCGGAACTCAGCAAACAGGCTCTCGATCTGCGTGCGGAAGCTATCCGCCGGTTCGCTCTGGCTATGGACATAGCACCCGAGATCCTTACCGGCACGGGCGATGCTAACCACTGGTCCGCTTGGCACGTCGAAGAAGCGAACATCAAGATCCACATTGAGCCTCTCATGACGCGCATCTGTGATGCGCTGACGAGTGCCTACCTTGAACCAGCACTGAAGACGATCAAGGAAGACCCAGACCGGTTCGTCTTCTGGTTCGATACTGCCCCACTGACGGTGCGCCCGGAGCGGCTGAAGGATGCCCTCAATCTGAACGAAAAGGGGATCATCTCCGACGAAGCAGTCATCCTCGCTGGTGACTTCGCCTTGACGGACAAGCCGAGTGTTGACGAGGATCTGAAGAAGTTCACTCGTACGCTGATGGAGCGCGACCCCACGCTGTTCCAGATCCCAGCGGTGCGCAAGATCGCCGGGTACACAGACGACATTCTTCCCCCGAACACTGTCGTTACCCCCGTTGCACCCGGTCAGCAGGGGGCGGGTCCTCCCCCGCCTCCTGCTCCTCCTACCGGCATCCAGCCCACCGGGCCAGCACCTATGCCTCAGGACTCCTCAGCGATTTCGACACCTGGTGGCCCCACTGCGCCCAACTCCAGTCAGCCACCTGGGATAACTGCTTCCGCGACCACCGCCGTTGCGGGAACGCAAGCCGTCTTCGCTGTCGCCAATATGGCGGTACTCCGAGCGTTAGAAGTCGCAGGTAAACGACTTGTCGGGAATCATCACCGGACAATGCAGGACACCCCCGCCTATTCGTTGCATACCAGAGTGAAGGTTCACCCTGGCGGTGCTTCCAAGCTACTCACCGGAGCCTGGGACCAGATGCCTGCGCTCGCGGAGTTCCTGGAGATGCCGCAACTTCAAGATCCTGAGCTTGCGGTGACGCTTCACCGCTACTGCTCGACATTGCTGGAAGCTGAGCGTCCACACGAAGCTGGACTGCTCTGGGAGATGCTCTCTCGGCAAGGTTTCCTCAATGGCGAATCGTAGTGGCGACGAGAACAAGCTGTTCGGTGTAGTCAAGGCCGCACTGGACCGCTTCATCAATGCTGCCCGAGACAAGGTTATGGCTCCCTTTCGATCCTGGAAAGGGATGCCCGACCCTAGTGGCATCTACCAAGCTCAGGACCAGTGGCAGTACGACACGATCCTGACCGTCATGGGTCAGATAGCAATGGGAGCGTGGAGTGAGGCGACGGACGTACCGCCGGTGTCGCGTCATGCGTTCGTCGTCGCACAACTCGCACAGACGCAGAACTTTCTGGTCCGTATCCCGGACGAGGTCTACAACCTTGTCTTCGCGGAGATAAACGACGGAGTCAACAGTGGAGAGTCCGTATCTGCCATTGCGGCGAGGGTTGATGACGCTCTTGCGACAACTGGATCTGAGCGGTGGGCTAATCGCGCCCGAGTCATCGCTATTACCGAGGTCACCCGAGCCTATGGAGCAGGAACTGCTGCGGCAGGCTTGGAGCAGTCTCGCGTCACTGGCCGAGTACTACAAAAGCGTTGGCGAACGGAGCACGACGACAGAGTCCGGGCCAGCCACCGAGCCATAGACAACGTCACCCTGCCGCTGTATCAGCCCTTCAACGTGGGCGGGTGGCCGATGCTGTTCCCCGGCGACCCTATGGGGCCAGCGGAAGAAGTGATCAACTGTAGGTGCGACCTAGTGATCGTTGATGAAGGAGGCCGGTGATGGTGGATCCGAACCCGGCTCGCGGTATGCCGGCCGCACTTCAGCGCTACTGGTTGGCAGGGAAGGGTGCGCTCAAGATCCGCTGGAACATCCCCGGCGACTTCAAGCGCTGCGTCCGCGCCCTGACGAAGTACTTCCCCAAGAACCCGGAGGGGCTATGCAACATCCTCCACACCAAGGCCACTGGTGGTCCCCCCGGACATGGTTCCGCCGAACTGCACAAGCACTCCGTGTACGCCGAACCAGACGACGACTTCAGTCTCACGGCCGCTTCTGGGCTTTTAGCCAAACAGGAGACCCTAGGTTCGCGCCTATGGATGGGACCACTCGCCCCGATCGGTGTTCCTACTGCGGAGCCCCGACGCATGAGGGTGTTCGAACCGGGGGCCTTCTCTCATCGGACATTGCCGCTGCCGTTGAAGTGGCGGAAGGCGGACGCTCCCGGCCACGAGGGCGCGGTGACGGTTGGCCGCATCATGGGGCTGACAGCTGGCCCTGACCACAAGGGTGAGGAGTATCTGTGGGGCTGGGGCGACTGGCTCGATGAGGCCATGGTGCCCGAGGCCAAGGTTGCCCAGTACATGGTGGACCAGGGCATGGTGGGCGCCAGCGTGGACCCCGGTGGCAAGGTCGTTGTCTCCGTCAACCCGGCCAACGGCGGGGAGTACACCTCGCAGTACGTCGTCGGTGGTGTGACACTCGTGTCCACTGCAGCCTTTGACGGGATGCAGCTCAAATCCATGGGCCACGACGATTGGGATGACGCCGATGAAGATATGTCCATCACCGTCGGAGACCCCGAAGCCATCAGTAACAGTGGCGACTGCGGGTGCGGGCACAGTGCGGATCTGGGTACGGAGGGTGTCGTTTACGCGATCAACCCGGCCGGCTGGGAAGGGCTCGCCCTGGCACCTCGTGATATCCCCTTTGATAATGACGACGCGGTCAAAAGGATCGCAGCCTGGGCTAACACCACACCCGAGGGTGCTGACGTCGCTAAGCTCCACCGAGCGTTCCTCTGGCGGGATCCCACTCTCCCGGAAACGCAGACCACCTCGTACCGGATGCCGCTAGGCGACGTCATCAATGGCGAGCTGACGATGGTGTTCCACGCCATCTACGCCGCTGCAGCTCTCATCTCTGGCGCCCACGGCGGTCTACCTTCTGTGTCCGAAGCGGACAAGAACAAGATCCGAAACGTCATCACGGACATCTACAAGGTGATGGCCGCTGAGTACAACGATTCGAGCCTGCGTGCACCGTGGGACCGTCCAGAGAATGAAGGGCAGCAGTTTGCCATGGCTAAAGAGGAGCCGTATGGGGACGTGAAGTACGCGGACCCCGGCTACAGGGACAACAAGAAGCGCTACCCGATCGACACTGTGGAGCACGCCAAGGCTGCTTGGGCGTACATCAATGTGCCGAAGAATGAAGGCGAGTACACCCCAGAACAGTTAGCGGTCATCAAGGGAAAGATCCAGGCAGCCTTGAAGAAGTTTGGTGTAGCAGTCAGCGCAGACAGCAGTGACCACAGCCTCACCTTTAGCAGCGATAGTGAGGAAACGATGTTCCCCCTCGCCCCCCCGACTGCTTGGTTCACTGATCCACAGTTGAACGAGAAAACGCCGCTCACCATCACTGCAGCCGGGCAGGTCTACGGTCACCTCGCGGCGTGGAACGAGTGCCATCGTGATGTCTCCAATCGTGCGTGCGTCCTGGCCCCGAAGTCGTTCAAGGAGTATGCCCCCTTCCATCTAGGCTCCGTGGTGACCGCTGAAGGTGACACGGTGAAGGTGGGGAAGATTGTCCAGGACACCCGGCACGCGGATGTACGTCTCGGCTACGCCGCTGCCGCGATCCACTACGACGACACCGGCGACGAGGTGGCTGTTGTCCGAGCAGGCGAGGACGACTACGGGATCTGGGTGGCAGGTGCTGTTGTACCTGAGGCGACCAAAAAGAAGGTGGCGAAGCTACGTCGCTCTCCGATTTCAGGCGACTGGCGCGGAGTGGACGGACACCTGGAACTTACCGCTGCCCTCGCGGTCAATGTTCCTGCTTTCCCGGTCTACGCCATGGACGGTGAAGAGCAGTTCAGTCTTGTTGCCGCAGGGGTGGTGTACCCGGACGACGACATTGTTCCGGCCGGTTACGAACTTCCGAACTTTGGCATCCAGCCAGACACTCCCCTGGTGGACATGGACGCACTGGCGTACGGAGTCCTAGCCAAGCTCAGGGAGATGCAGGCCCAGGAAGATCGGGCCGAGCGCCTGGCTCAACTCCAGGAGGACTCTGATGACTAACCCGGTAGCGCAGCCACCCGTGGCACCCGTACCAGCAGTAGCCCCGGCTGTTGCGCCCGCTCCCGGTGCCGCACCCGACGCTGCTGCGGCTCCAGCGGCGCCAGTAGACCCGGCCGCTGGTCCAGTAGCTGAGGGAGCGAGCGAGGACCAGTCCTTGTTGGCTATGCAAATGAACGCTCGATTCTCGATCGTGAAGCAGTCCGGGGGAGCCGAGGCTGCAACGGCGGGGACCAAAGCCCCGACCCCCCCTGGGGCGGCGCCAGCTGAACCCCTCCAGCCGGCAGCGGCACCCGTGCCAGCGACTCTACCTCCGACGACTGGATAGGCAACATGGCCGGGATTGGCGATAGCTGGGGCACCGCGCAGGAGCTTATGCACCCGCGTGACAGTCATGGACGTTTCCGCTCAAAGTGGAAAATGTCCCCTGCTGTACTAGATGCTGTCCTGAAGATTACGTCCGCATTCCGGCCGCGCACGTTCCAGTCTGACCAGCAGGCAGCGCAATACAACTTCAACCTCGGTAACAAGAAGCCTGGCCGGTTCGGTGGTGGCAAAGGATTTGCCCGCCTCCAGGCTGACTACGACAACGCCAACGAAGACCTCCGTGATGGTCATGTAGACGAACCATCCACGAAGAAGTTCGTCGACATGATGGACGCTGAAATGCAGCCCATCCCCGACGACATCATTGTGTCCAGAACTGTGGGTCCTGACGCTTTCGGTCTGACTCCTGAGCGTTTGCCCGAACTGGAGGAAATGACCGGCAATGTTGTCGCCGACCGTGGCTACGGTGCGGCCAACATCGGCACCCCCCTGGGCGGTGGGCAGGGACTGGTCACCATGTCCATTGCCACCCCCAAGGGCACCAGAATGGCTGTCCCTGCCCGGAGTGGCACCGACCGGGGCATGTTCTTTGACCGGGACCAAGAGCTGACCATCACCAAGGTCAAGCCTGATGGTCGCGGTGGCTACTACATGTGGGCGGTGGCCACTCCCAAGACTCCTGGAGCTACGCCAGAGACTACGGGCGTAGGACATCAGGGCGCTGGCGTCCCCGGCAACCGTGAAGCAGCGGTCAAGGCTCTGGAAGACGCTGCCACCAAGCGGGAGATGGGTAGCCAGCCCCTTGGCGCCCTTCCGGGCGAGGCAGCTGGGACGCCGCCAGAGGGTCAGACTCCTGAGCAGGTCCGAGCCGCCCGACGTGCTGCAGTTCTGGGACGTCCCGCCGCTACACCGGCTCAGCCAGCGGCGGGACCTACGCCAGCACCAGCAGCACCAACACCAGCGCCAGCAGGAACACCGGCTGCCCCCGCTGCGCCGAGTGCGCCAGTACCAACGCCCCAGGCTGCGAACGTACCAGAAGCCAACGCTCCAGCGGTCCCTACTCCAGCGGCTCCGACGCCAGCACCACCGACTGCCGTGGAGCCGCCCAACGGCGCCACCTCCGTTGTCACCGGGGAACCTGCCGTCAGCTTCCGAAACGCGGCGAGCGCGGCGAACCTGGAATCTCCGTCCAGCGGTCCGCGCCGCCGGGAATGGAACAGCGCCTACACCGGCATCACGTCCGGTAAGCAGCAGCCCGCCGACATGCTCCGCGAGATCGAAGCGGACATTGCCACCAACAAGAAGCTCCAGGACACTGAGGTCGGTCGTGGTGACTCCACCCTGGCCGACGACATCAGTAAGCAGGAGAAGCTCGCTGACCTGATCCGCTCCCACTTCAACCTGGGGGAACCGAAGCAGCGTCAGGCGAAGGCTGACGTCCAGAACGAGTTGCAGGCAAAGGCGGGAGCTGCCGCCCGGAAGGCGCAGATCCGTCCTCCTGGTGGCTCGGACAAGGTACCGGGGGCGAAGAAGACAGCAGCCGAGGCTGCCCGTCCTGGCCCCATGGCGAAGGTTGCGCCGCCTCGCAAGGATGGGACACCTCAGACTCGCGCCAAGGCCATGGCTGATCAGGCCACAAAGGACGCCGAGGACAACAAGCTCAACGCGGAACAGCGCACCCGGTGGGCTGACGCGATCGGCAACGAACCTCCGAGCATGAGGAAGAACGATACCGCCGGCAACATCCTCCTGGATGAGACTGCTGACCTACTCCGCAACGGTCGCACCACCAGAGCTAAGGCCGCTACCCGACTGCGGGATCACGCTGGTGGTGACACCACTCCTGAGGCTCTCTACCTGCGCAGGGTCGCTGACACGATCGAGGCTGACACCTCGAAGCCAGCCAAACGGGTACCACTGAAGAAGGCAGCCCCCAAGGCACCGCCCAATGTGGATGCTGCCGAGGCGGCACTTGCCGGCCGCACGGACAAGAACATCCTCACTGGCCTCAATGGACTATCTGTTGGGGACATGCGAGCGGTAGCCGAGAAGTGGGGCATCGACACTCGTGGCGAGGACAAGAAGCTCAAGCTGAAGGCCGCCCTGGCTAAGGAGCTGGCAGCACACTGGAAGGCCACACCTTCGGTACAGCGCAAGAAGGAGGCTGTACCGGGGGCAGCACCTGAAGCGCCGCCGGTGAAGAAGGTGGCGAAGGCAGCCGTAAAGGCTGCTGCGCCCAGGGAGCAGAAGACTCCGCTGTCCGCTGCCCAGAAGGAGGAGTACGGACAGCTCGCCGACCCAGAGAAGAAGGAGTACAACCGCCTCCGCGCCACCGGCCTGAGTCACGACGATGCGGTCACTCAGGCGATCAACAAGGCACTGGGTAAGCCTGCAGCGAAGAAGGCCGCACCGAAGACCCCTGCTGCTAAGGCGCTGACCAAGGTTGCCGAGACGCCTGAGGTCCCGACGGTCCTGAAGAAGGCAGCAGCGAAGGCTGTCATCAATGAAGACCAGGGTCGTACCGACCTGGTAGGACCCAAGCCGTCCGGCTTCACTCCTACCGGTGATGCTCCCTGGGCGCGGCTCGAAAGCGCGCGCGGTGACCGCACACCAGTCGATCCAGAGAATCTTCGCGCAGGAGACGTCTTCCTAAACAACGGTGTCTGGGAAGAACTGATCTCGCCAGTAGGTAAGACCGGTGACTGGCGAGTACGAGAGCCAGGCAAACTGCCACGGCGCGCGGGCGGGGACCTGATCAAGCGTTCCTCCCGGGAGAATGCGGCCCAGCGTGCTTGGCGTGAACAAGGCGGTGGTTTCCCATCGGCCGCACCAGCGAAGGCGACACGTGCTACCGCTGGTACCAGGGTCACGCCTGAAGAGCGTGCTCAGGATCGAGCCAACGCTAAGAAGCTGGCTGCCAACCGAGGCGAGACTGCACCGACGCCGGCCAACACCGATGCCGCGCGTCTCGCCAGTGGTCTCGATGAGAAGAAGGCGGCCGAACAGAAGACGTGGGACGACGCAGCTAACGGCGTCAAGGCACAGTGGGATGAGGCCATTGGCGCACCACCGGCCAGCCTGAACCCGGTAGAAGAGACCGGACTACACCTCATCGCTGGTGGCGTGGCGTCCAAGAAGCTGTCTCGCCCGAAGGCAGCAGCGCGCCTGCGCGACGTGGCCGACAACAGCAGTGGCAGCGACGAATGGAAGGGGTATCTGAACCGTCTGGCGGACCACCTGTCCACGCCTGCGCCACGGAAGAAGGCAGTCAAGGCTGCAGCCCCCGAAGCTCCCACTGCACCCGAGGCTCCAAAGATCCGTGGCGTAGATACCGCCGAACGTGCTCGACTTCAGCAGCGTGCCAAAGAAGTCCTGGCTGAGATGAAGGCCGGACCCACCGCTGATCCCTATGACCAGATCGCCAAGGATCTGGGCGGGAGCCAGAATGCACAAGCCATCGAAAAGATGGCTAAGGAGGTCCGTGCTGAAGTAGAGGCAACCTCCAGTCCTTCTGGCATCAGCGTGGAGGACCGGGTAGCTGCTCAGATCCTGTCTAGAGTCAAGCCCGAGTACCGCGATCAGCTTCTAGCAGACATGCCAGAGGCTGACCGCAAGCATCTCCTGGATGTTGCCGAGCGCGTGCACCAGGAGAAGGTGCGGGTCAAGAAGTCCGGCCACGACATCGACCGGATCCTGTCTGACGCAGGCCTCAAGAAGCCCAAGAGTGGAACCGAGTCCAAGGCCGACTACGACGCGGTCAGAGGGCACCTCATCAACGGGGACACGGACAAGGCGAAGACACGTCTACGCGAGTCCATCTCCCGCGCGGACGCCAACCTGGAGGGTTACCGCAGAGGCATCAACGAGCCCAACCAGACGCAGGCCAACAAGGAGCTACTCGGTAGGCACATCACCGACGAACTGGCCCGGAGTGAGTGGGCCAGGAGTGTGCTCGGCACCATGGAAGGTGGCTCTGCTTCCTCGCCAGAGCTGGTAAGCAAGCAGGATGTCATCCGTGTCACCTCCCCGGAACTGGCCAAGCTCAGCGCTGAGGATCTGAAGCAGTCAGCCAAGGATCTCGGGATCAAGCTCCCTCAGGGCGCCACCACCCGCGATGAAGTCATGACCGAGCTGGCTCGGGAGATGATCCGTCGTGACAAGGCCGGGACGCTGCCAGAAGGAGTCCCACCAACCAGGTTGGCGAAGAAAGCTGCACCGAAGCCTCCACCAGCGAAGATCGACGTGCAGTCCATCCTGCCCCCCGGCGACTGGAACTCGGGATCGTCTAGCGGACCCAGCGATGCCGCCATGCTTGACCACATCCAGAGAGCACTGGATGGTGAATCCATTGGTGCAATGCCCAAGAACGCCTCACCGGCTGCCATCGGCCGCTACCTAGACTCCTGGAACAACAGCGCTGGTGGTCCAGGCGTACGGATTGCGATGCAGACGCTGTCCGTGGATGGAGCCAAGCGTCGACTCACGGAAGCTAATACTCCAGAAGAAAGACAGATCGCAGAAACGCAGCTTGCCGAGATCATGAAGGAGCGCGAGGATCTTCGTGCCCAAGTGGACCGTTGGCAAGCACTAGCCGACAAGCTGAAGGCCACCAGACGTACCCCAGCGAAGAAGGCAACGCCGGCAGTCAAGGCTGAAGTGGCACAGGAAGTGAAGGCTGCCCCACCGGTCAAGAAGGTGGCCAAGAAGGCAGCTGCAGCGGCGGCACCGGAGGTCTCACCACCTCCGGTGAAGCAGACTCTGGCACGGGCAGCTAAGGCGGCACCGACGCCCGCTCCAGCGAAGAAGGCTGTACCTCGTGTCACCTCCGGTGAGACACCTGAATCCAAGCAACTCCGTGATGCCCAACTGGAGGTACGTGCCGCACAGGATGCGGTCACTGCACTAGAAGGGAAGGCCAACAGGGTTGACCCTGAGACCGTCCAGGCAGATGAGATCGACAAAGACCTTGAAATGGCTCGCGAGGCACGAGACAAGGCAGATGACACGTTGGACTCGGTCAAGGCCAAGGTCGCTAAGAAGTCGGTACGGAAGCTGTCAGCTCCCAGCGCCCCCACTGGTAGTCGGAAGTACACCGAGGCTGAACTTCAGGACATGACCCTCGGCGACCTGGTTGACATTGAGAGTGAACGCGGTATCAGACGTACCAGCGTGGCACGTGGTGACCGCATCAAGGCCATCATGGACCAGCAGAACGAGGCACAGGCTGCACCGGTCAAGAAGGCAGCTAAGGCCGCTGCCCCCAGTGTGGCCGCGAAGGTGGATGTGAAGCGGGAGGTGGCAGCGAAGGCTACTGCTGAGCCGTCTGTGACGAAGGCGCAGATGACCGACCTCCAGGCTATGGCGGAACTCCCATACAACTCCGTCATCAAGCCTGGCAAGAACGATGCCGCTAACCGTCGACTGGACGCCCTGATCAAGAAGGGCCTGGTCACGGAGAACAGTGACGGCGTCAAACTCACCGACAAGGGACGGGCGCTAGCCAACGCCAACGCACCCGCACCGGCGAAGAAGGTGGAGGCAGCAGCGAAGAAGGCTGCACCCAAGGCTGCCGGCCCTGCAGTCAAAGATGTCGGTAGTTCCATTGCCCCGAGTGGCAGCATCGTAAAGAGAGATCGCCCCAATGCTGACCAGCCGATCCATCTACCTAACGGTGGCTCGGATCAGGGGAACATCCACCTGGACAGCGAACTCGGCAAACTGTGGGCTGACCTCTACGCGGATGACCGGGAGCCTAACTCTTTCGTCAATGAGATCGCCCGCATGGGTGATGAGATGGGCAACCACAGGTTCGAACTGGGTGAGTTCGTTCAGCGCCTGAAGAAGATGAAGACGGAGGCTGTCGACTCTGCCATCGCCGATCGTATCCAGAAAGCCCTGGATGCCATCGACGCGCCGCCAGTGAAGCTAGACCTACCTCCTGACATCCCCGCCACGCTCCGAAAGGCATTCGAGGATCTGGCCGCTATCCCCACGGCCAGGATTTCGGTACCAGCGAAGAAGAAGGGAGAAGCACATGCGCCGCTCGCTCGGGTCGTGGGCAACACCCACTTCCGCTCCGGTGAGCCATCAGTTATCCAGAAAAAGCAGGACATCTTGAGACAGATCGCCGCCGGTGATCCCGAGTTCGTGCGCGGTAGTTCAGCTGCTGACGCACTGAGCACTCATGATTTGCACGAGGGTACTGACGCTGCTACCACCATGTGGCGGATTATGGATCTAGCGGTTCAGGATCCAGCCGTCAAGGCATGGCTCAAGGAGAAGACACTAGAAGCGAGGAAGAAGGCGGGTCAGTAATGGGATGCGGATGCAACGGCCAGACGGAAGTAGTGCCCGAGCCTCAGTTTGAGGTGAAGTACCCAGACGGACAGAAGAAGGTGGTGGTTGGGGAACACGCCGCCCGAGTAGAGCAGACCCTGGGTCCGCTAGGAACGACGTATTCCAGGGTGTAGGTGTTACCATCCCCTTAGATCGGTGGCTGTAGCTGTGGGCCTGCACCGGGAGACAACTCTTCCGTTGAGAGGCCCACAATGCTTTTTGAAATCCCCGAAGACCTGACTGTCTTCACGCTCACCGCCCTGGAGGCGAAGCGGGTAGAGGCAGAGACTGAATACACCTCCATGATGAGCACGGTCGACGCGACCTCCATCACGGATGACCAGCTGGATGAGCTGGCCGCCCTGAAGCAGTTCTACAAGTACGACGTGGCTGCCGAGATTCAGGGACGTACCGAGCGCGCTGACCGTTTCGCAGCGCTCAACGAGCCTGACCCAGACCCGGAGCCAGTCGTAGAGCCAGAGCCGGTGACCGCGTCCGCCACGGCCACCGCGACCATCAACGAGGACGACAAGGTCATCAAGGTGACTGTCGCCGACATCATCAACAAGGACGGCACCACGGTTATCCCAGCCAACCGGCAGGGATACGCAACCCTGATCGCTGCCGCTGGTGTACCGGACTACGAAGCCGGTCACAAGTTCGACTCCATGCTCGATGTGGCGAAGGCGTTCATCGCCCGGAGTGCTGGCCACGGTGGCGCTTCCGGTCCAGTCGGTACTGGTCCGATCCACTACCCGGTCGCGAAGATGGTCCGTGACTACCCGGACGAGTACTGCGTCAACATGGACGACAACGACTACGCCAAGATCATGGCAGTCGCCAACGAGAAGCGCCTCCCAGGTGGATCGCTGATCGCATCGTCCGAGCTACGTCGCAAGGAACTCGCAGCCACCGACCCAGGACGTGACTCCCTGGTTGCTGCCGCTGGCTGGTGTGCACCGTCGGAAACCGACTACGACATCTGTCTCCAGATCACCACGGACGGTCTGCTGGATGCGCCTGAAGTTCAGGCCCGCCGTGGCGGTATCCGCCACAACCAGGGCATCGACTTCAGCTACATCTTCGGCGCCGGCACTGGCTTCTTCAACCTCACTGAGGCGCAGGTTGCCGCCGGCACCACGAAGACCTGCCTGGAAATCCCGTGCCCGCCGTTCGTGGATGACCGGCTTGGTGTCACTGGTATCTGCCTCACCGGCAACATCCTCTCCATCCGGGGCTACCCGGAGTTCACGGCCACCTTCGCCCGTGGCGCCATGGCGGCGTCCGCGCACCAGGTGAACCGTGAGCAGATCGCAGCGATGGTTGCTGACTCGGTGGCCGTTACCCTGACCGGTTTCCAGCCATGGACCTCCGGTGTCTCGGTTGTGGCTCAGGTGCTCTCGGCACTGGAGATGGCAGCAGTCGACATCAAGTACCGTCTGCGCCTCCAGCGTTCGGCAACCCTAGAAGTAGTGCTGCCGTTCTGGACTCTTGCCCAGATGCGTGCTGACTGGGTCCGTCGTAACGGCGGGGACTACAGCAAGACAATCACGCTGGCCGACTCGGAGATCAGTGCGGCCATGGCTGCACGCGGTATCCGCGCCCAGTACGTGTACGACTGGCAGGACGCCTTCTCGGGTGGTTCGGTGTCGGGCTCCGCTGGTTCCGCGTTCCCACTGACGGAGCTGCCAGTGTCGCTGCAGTTCCTGATCTACCCAGCGGGTACGTGGGTGCGCGCCGTCAACGACGTCATCACCCTGAACAGCGTCTACGACTCCACCAAGCTAGCCACGAACCAGGTAACTCACCTGTTCACGGAGACCGGTTGGAAGATGGTGCGAATGTGCCCGCTGAGTCGGGTTTACACCGTCAACATCTGCCCGAACGGTAACACCGCCGCACAGGTCCAGGTCACCTGCTAGTAGGGCTCAGGGGGCCAGGCAACTGGCCCCCTGAATCACTTCAGCCCTACTGGAAGGAGTAGCCGTGGCTGTATTCAACGCCCTGTATTACGCGGATCCCCCACCGCCACCGGTACGCCCCCCGGGGCTGTTCGATGCTGCCGTTGGACCGCTGCCGTTCCCCAACCCCAACGCTGTTGGTGGCGGCGTCCAATACATCCCCGATGCTTGCGGGGATGTGTACCTGTGGGGCATGAACTGCCCAGCGGTTTCTGGTTCGAAGACGTTCCAGACGCTACCGGCGCCAGTGTCCGGCTTCCCGTTCGCCGTACTCACCTCGTACCAGTGCTCCATTGTGGGCATCGACTACGACGAAGCACGCCAGCGGGTCCTGACCCGTGCCCAACTGTTCATGCAGGAGGGTGTGGAACGGGCCTTCTGGCAAGGTGGCAACGCTCCGGGGCTACCAGGACTCACGGGACTACTCCGTGGTGCTACGCCACTGACTGCAGCCTCGTGTCCGTTGGTTGCTGTCGCGTTGCTGGAGCAAGGCTTGGCGGACGCCAACATCTTCGGTGGCATCATCCACGCCCGTCCGTACATGATGCCGTTCTTGGCCGCGAAGCGTCTGTTGGTCCCCGATGGGCGCGGATGGAAGACCCCGACCGGTACCAAGATCGTCTTCGGTCATGGATATGACGGTACCGGCCCCAACGGTGAAGCTGTCAGCACCACCGTGGAGTACATGTACGCCACCGGCCGCACAGTCATCTGGCAAGACCCGGAGATCTTCGTACCACCGCTCGATGGCGGCTTCAACACGTCAACGAACGTGCTGACGCTGGTGGCTGAGCAGGTCCACGCCATGGGCATCGAGTGTGGCAAGTTCTCCGTCGCCGTGACGAGGGATTGCACCACCGCATGATCACCTTGACGCCAACAGCCGATGAGCTTCCGAACATGGTTCGGGCGCTCATCGACTTGGCCGATTCTCAGTACCACGTAGGTACCACGATGGACCACGGGCCGATAGCTCTGGTCATTCCTGACTACCTGGACGCCCGGTACCGCCGGTATCTGGAGCTGGAATTCGAGTCTTCGTCGCCTATAGAGCCGAAGAAGCGGAGTAAGAAATGACCTCTGTTTGCTATACCCCGTTCAAGATTCCTCGGATCCGGGCGACCAAGATCGATGTCAACTGTGGCCAGCCCGTCACCGGCTGTTCCACTGTGGTCTCTGACGGCATCATCTCCATCGCCATGACGAAGGAGTACGAGGCGCGTCAGGAGTTCTTCGTCAAGAACGGTGATGGTGTCTTCTGCGTCAAGGAGACCAACCCACCCATCCTGAAGTGGATCAACCTGGTCATCACCTTGTGCAACGTGGACCCGGAACTCGTCAACATCATGACGGCCGAGCCCCTGGTACTGGACAACGCCGCCTCCCCCCGGGCCACCGGTTGGAGCACCCAGGAGAACACCGCGACTCAGGCGTCCTTCGCCCTGGAGGGCTGGACCCGAGTCACCGGCCTCACTGGTGGCGCCCCGTGTACTGGTGGCGTGGACTACGGCTACGTCCTGTTCCCGTGGGTCATCGAGGGCACGGTTGGTGACCTCACCTACGAGAACGGTGCGGCCAGCTTCACGGTCAACGCACGTACCCGCTCCAACTCGCTCTGGGGCACCGGGCCGTACAACGTCGACCTGTCCGATGCGGTCGCCAACCTGAACACGCCGATCCCGCTACTGACACCGATCCTGAGTACCCAGCATCACCGGATGTTCCTGTCCAGGCTGGCACCACCTACCTCCGCATGTGGCTGCACCACGCTCGCCAGCTTGATCCCCAGCTAGTCTGAGCGTGCAAGATGGGTTGCGTTAAGTAGGAAGGGGAGTCGAGTTGACTGGCATGACAGTGTTCACCAGCTCGACTCCCGGCCTGCCCTGCAACTGGTTCGTTGACACCAGCTGCTGCGACATCTGGAGCACGACAGACATTGCCACACAAACCGCTGCTGCCGAGTACGGTGCGTTATCCGTTTGGGCGGCTACCGGCCGCCGGTTCGGTGCTTGCCGCCGGACCGTTCGGCCATGTGGCAAGGACTGCGCGGACAACCTTGGTTGGGGGTCCGGCTATTACTGGTCTGAGGGGACCTGGTTCCCCTACATCCTCGATGGAGTCTGGCGAAACTGCTGGTGCGGCACCGGGCCAGGATGCCGGCGATGTATCCCCCAGTGCCAGATCTGGCTCACGCCCCCAGTCTCCGGGATCGTTGAAGTTCGCTACGGTGACGGCACGGTGGTTGACCCGGCGACGTATCGAGTCGATGACTGGCAATGGCTGGTCCGTCAAGGTCCCGGCCTCAACGCTACGAACGGGTGCTGGCCCCGCGACAACGACTACGACTATCCCGTCACTGGTGCTCTTGCGCCCGGTAACAAAACTGCGTGGGAGGTGACGTACCTATGGGGGATAGCTGTCCCTGCCGTACTTCAGAGGGCAGCGGGGGAGTTGGCCTGCGAATGGATCAAGAACTGCACGGGAGCAGTCTGTCGTCTGCCGCAGAGGGTGACGAGCATTGCTCGGCAGGGAGTGTCGATCAGTCTTGCGGATGTGGACCAGCTCTTGCAGAACGGTTTAACTGGCCTGACCACGGTCGATTCGTTGATTCAACGTTTTAACCCTGGCCGGCTGCCGTCTCGTATGCAGATCTCTTCCCCGGACCTGCCGACGATCCGTGAGACTACCTGGACGTTCTGATGGCCCTTCTTGACCCAGTGGCCGCATTGCACGCAGCAGCACTGAGCTGTCTCTGCACCGTCACCAGCGCCATGGTGGGGCCTCCACGGCACTGCGCTCCACGCATCGGCCCTGAGATCACCTACGACATGGGGCAGTGGACCGACTACTGCTGCGAGGGTCTGGCCTACATCTCCCTCGGTGACACCTGGGTCTCCGACAACAGCTTCCCGGACCAGGACATCATTCGTCAGGTCCGAGGCAACTGCCCTCCTGGCTTCTGGGCACAGGATTTTAAGCTGGGCATCATCAGATGCTCTCCTGTTGGCAGCGAGGACGGCGAACCGCCCACTGATGCTGAGTGGACTGCTGCAGCGGTCCAAAACTTGCACGACGCACAGGCGCTACGTCAGGTGGCGTGCTGCTTCCGTAACTTCGTCACCAGCTCCACGGGTATGTACGCGGGCATGTCGGTGGTCATCAATCGACAGACTCAGGTCACCCCCAATGGGGGCTGCACGGAGCGCTACTTCACCATCACAGTGCAGTTCCCGAACCTGGATTGCGTCTGCTGATGTGGGTCGCGAACCTCGTCATCCTGAAATCTTTCGAGGTGTTCGCGGAAGGTGACACCATCTGTGTAGTACTCGATGAGCGCTGGGCTCACCTCATCGCCAACGACTACGCAAGGCTGGTGGACAAATGGCCGCTGGTTACACCGTTCGCATCGATCGGTTCCAAATACAAGTCCAATCAATTGAAGCAGGACGTCGTCTGATCACGAAAGTCGTGCGCGAGGTCCATGGTGGGGCTGAGCGAATCCTGGCCACTGGTCCATACACCACCGGTCACCTCATCAGAGGCTTGGAAGACAGGATTCAGTACGGTCCCTACGAAGTCGTCGGCCGGGTGGGTATCTCTGGCCGCAAATACCCCTACGCTGCCTCGGTAGAGGGTGGGGCGAAACGCCACCATATCTTCCCTCATCCACCCAGAAGGTACCTAAAGTTCTATTGGCGCAAGGTGGGCAGGACTGTCTGGTTCAGACGAGTCAATCACCCCGGCCAGAAGGGCAAGGGCTACCTGCGCCGGCCGCTGGCACTGGCAGCGGCCCGCCACAACATGAAAGTCGTGATCTACGATTCCTGACATGACCGATCCAGGAACCGAAACTCGTCTCGTCGACGTTAAAGGCCGAACCATTGTCGTCAAGCAACTAAAGGACGCTCAACTTCTCCTGATGAGCCGAGACGCTCAACTCCTAGCCAAGGATGACGTCGAACCAGCGGCGAAGGTACAGGCCGGGGCCTGGATTCTGGACGCCTTCGAGTCAGCCATCGTGCAAGCTGAAGACAAGGCCTACGTACTGGGCCTGGTGCGTAAGGGTGAGCTTGAGCTGAAGGACTTCCTCGCCTTCCTTACCGCGTTTGGCGAGACCGAGGTAAAGAAGCCGGTGGTGCGCCGTGGTCGGCCACCGCGCAGCAAGTCCTGAACTACCTGATTCACCCGCCTCGGCAGGGCAGATCCAGCTACCTTCACTGGTCACTGATCCGGTCTGGTCACTGAAACAGTGGCCCGTGATCGTGGAGGTAGCTGGTGAAGACCTCACCATCCCGGCCATGTGTGCGGCTGATTGGCTCCACGTTCTGATGTCCGACACCTTCATTGCCGATGACGTGTTCCCGGGGATGCTGGGCGAGGAAGACAGGCAGTATGTGGAGGGCCTTCTGCACCACGGGAATCTTGCGCTGGAGGACTCCCAGGGACTCGGATTGGAGATTGTCAGCCAGGTCTCCGGGCGCCCCTGGTGGGTGGCATTACGTCTTATAACGGTCGCTCGACATAGCTGGGACGCTCTCGGCGGGGATATGGCGGAGAAGGTAGACGCCTCCACCGCGCCCCTAGCAGCATGGCTGGATGCTCTGTTTCTTCTCATGGTGCGCGCTATCGAGGACAGCAAACGCACCATGTTTCTGATGAAGCTGGAGATGGCTCCAGAGGGCTGGGGACCTAAACCAGAAGAACTTGAAATATCGGGAGATGCCTTCTTGGCCATGGCTGGGGAGTAGTAGTACCATCTTGCCCGCTTTGGTCCGTACCATGAGGCTGTGACCGCTGCTCTTGGTGAAGGAAGCCTGGGTGACGCCTGGGTCGACATTCACGCCCGGACATCCAAGATGGATGACGACGTCCGTAGTGGTCTGGACAAAGCGGGCAAGGACACCGAGAAAGACGCCGACAAGATGGGCGCCCACATTGGCGACCACATCGGTAAGGGTGTCGAGAAAGAGGTAGGCAAGCACGGCAGGTCCATCGGCAAGTCGATCGGTGACGCAGTCGAGAAAGAAGTCATCGATCTCAAGCCCAATCTGAGATACAACGTCCGTGGCAAGGACGGCAGGTTCATCAAGCAGACTGCCACTGGTATTGCCCGGGAAGTAGAGCAAGCGTTCAGTAGCGTCGTCAGCGATAGTGGAGTCTTCGCCAAGATCGGTCAGGCGATCCAGGACGCCATCGGCTCTGGGTTCAACATCTCTGGTAAGTCCCCACTGATCGTTGCCATGGTGCCCGTCATCGGCGCCATCGTCGGCCTCGTGGGAGCCGCGCTACAGGCCGTCAACGCACTCGCCGCCACCCTGACTACGATCCCGGCGCTGATTGCTGCCATCGGTATCCAGGCGGGTGTCCTGTTCCTCGCCTTCAAGGGTGTAGGCGGTGCGATCCAGGGAGCGTTCGCAGCCACCAACGCCACCGAGCTGAAGAAGGCTCTGGTAGATCTGCAGCCGGCCGCTCAGACCTTCGTCAGGAGCCTGCTCCCACTCAAGGGTCTGTTCAAAGACCTGCAAGCGGTAGCGCAGCAGAACTTCTTCAAGGCTCTGGGCAAATCGGTCACCGACGTCATCAACAACATCTCCCCACTGTTGCGACGCAACGTGGGACAGATCGCCACCGACCTCGGTAAGGCCACCAGCGCCATTCTGGCCGCGTTCTCCGGTCCCGAGTTCCACAACTTCATCGCCCGAGTCATCCCCACCACAGAGAAGTGGATCCGGGACTTCGGCCCCGCCTTCGGCAACTTCCTCGTAGGTCTGATCAAGCTCGGGGACGCTTCCCTGCCCCTCCTGATGGGACTGGGAGATCTGCTCAACTCGGGTCTCAGCAAGCTCGGTGACAACCTCATCGAGATCGCCAACTCCAAAGAGTTCCAGACCTGGTTGAGCGACATGTTCACCACGTTGAAGGAGCTGGGACCGCTCATCGCAGCAGCCTTCGGGTTCATCGTCCAGTTCCTGGACACCTTGAACAAGGCTGGTGGTGATGCTCTGATCACCAACCTGACCACCATCCTGGGGATGTTGACCGCGTTCCTGGCATCGGAGGCAGGCCTCCGGTCCATGAACGAGCTGATCGGTCTGGCCATCCTCTCGTTCTACGTACTGGCTCTCGCGGCGGAAGCCATCTTGTTCCTGATGGCCTCGGTCCAGGCCTTTGTGGACTGGTTCGCCAACACCGCGATCCCTAACACCATCGATGGCATCGTGTGGCTCGGACTGAAGATCGAAGAAGGCGTCAAGTTCCTCGGCGACTTCTTCAGTGTCATCGGTGAGGGCATCGTGAAGGCCTTGGCCGGGTTCTGGGAGGCTGTCACGCAATGGTTCCTGCGAACTCTGGCTGACTTCGCCAGATGGGTCAACAACCTCACCACCGAAGTCAACGCCATCCCAGGCAGAATCGTCAAAGCCATCGGGGAACTTGGTGGACTCCTGCTTCAGGCAGGCCGGAACCTGATCAACGGCCTCATGAATGGCATCAACGAAAGAATCCAGCCCCTACGCAACCTGTTGAACAACATCACCGGCTGGCTACCCGATTGGAAGGGACCAGAAGAGAAGGACCGCAAGATTCTGGAGCCAGCAGGTAGGGCAGTCATGGAGGGCTTCGGAGAGGGTATTCGGAGTGGTGCCAGAGACATCCAGGCTTTGTTGGGCGACTTCACTTCCGGGCTCGGTGGTATCGGCGTGAACCAGAACACTACGCATATCCTATTCGGAGCCAATGCACTACAGGTGAACTTCCGTGGTGCGTTGCCGACGCAAGACGAAGCATCATCCACCGGTATGGCAGTGGGAGCAGGGATTAACAGTCAGATTGCTTCACGGAACACCCGACTCGCAGTTAGGACCCTGTAACGATGGGAGTTTACAACCCTCACATTCCCTACATCCTGGGTCAGGAGTGGGTGCCGATTCGGCCAGAGACCACCGTCTTCTCTCCTGCCGTTAACGCCGTTGAGCTAGGACACAGCTTCACGACTACCGCTAGTCGTACCTTGCAGGACGCTCGGTTCTACGTTAAGGACATGCCACCTAACACTGACCGAGGTCAGACTTACCTAGCCGCGATTTATCCATCCGGCTTGGCGGGGCTCAGTGGTCCTGTACAGCGAGTAGTTGTTCCTTGTAACTCGGCGGCGGTAAGTGGTGGCTCCGTCATCAGTGCCGCAAGCGCTGTCGCGGCACTGTCAACCCAGTCCAGCAGTAGCGGCATCTCGTTGCAAACGAACATCGGCAACTCTGGCGTCATCATGAGTTTCGCATTGGAGCAATACACAGCACAGCTAACTGGCAAAAGGATCTTGGGAGTTAACCTCCTGCTAGGTGGATCTGGTAGCGCAGACGTATTCGGCAATGGACTGTCCTCCGCTAGCGCCCTGTACGTGAGCACTACTACCAACGTGGTTCCCTCTAACCCGTTCGCCCTGTTCGGTAGATTCGGTGACTCGGGCACGATCTCCAGAATCAAGTTCGGTGAGATCAACCAGTTTTGGACGGCCAGCAGTCCTACCTCTGTGTCAGAGCGGATGCCCTGGACCTATTCGCAACTTAAGCGACTGGACACTGTAGCCACCCGCCTATTCGTGAACGCGACCACGGGGACCACAGTTAACTCCGGGTCAACAAGCAATTCATCCTGCTTCTTGTTTTACGCCGGGTTAGAAGTCTTGTACTGCGAGGAACAGAGGCTGGCTGTAGGTGCGGCACAGTTCGGCACCACGTTCTCCTCTGCCTCATTCGGACAGGACACTCTCCTCGGAGTCAACGCACTAACCCTCAGGGATCTGTCGTACACGGCAAACCCCGTCATCCCTGCCGGGAATTACACGGTGACTCTGTCATCGGCTGACGTGGGCGGCAACAACGACAACCTGGCCGCAACCACCTCTGATTTCTCTTCCTTGAACGCGCTCCGTGAGTTGTACGCGATGCCCAACCAGCCCGGTGTGCAAGTAAACTTGCCGTTTCCCATGGACGACACGGCAGAGGGAGAGACATTTACAGCTATTCAGACTCCCATCCTGCCGCAGCTGTCCGTGCATACATCTAGTGGGCCACTGACCGAGGTCCACGCCTACGGGACCCAGGTTGTTGCTCAGGTCTACGGCGCTTTCACTGCCGCCCAAGACATCTACGATGTCGGGCTGACTTCATCCACCTATCCTCAGGTGCGGTTCTACGCCCGCCGATTCGGTGACACGACAGTCCCGCTCACCTTGTCCTCGCCGAGCATCTCCGGGGCAGGGATGAACGTCAGCATCACCCCCGCTCAGTGGGACGCCCTCCAGCCGATCATCGATGGCTGGAAGGAAGTAACCCTCAGGTTCCCAACAGCTCCGACCATGGGCACTGGTACCAATCCACAGTGGATTTGGTCATCTGCCTCTGAGCTGAAGGCCAACCGATGGGAAGTACTGGGGGCTGCTGCCGTGGCGCTCTCGGGGACACCAGGGAACACCTCCTCCCTGGCTACCTTCCCTGGCCAGTTGTACAACGCAACCTATGGCCAGCCGAACGCCGGTGCCACTATCAACATGACCTGGAATCCGGGGACGCTGTCAGACCAAGGCACTCAGCCGAACTACGCCGCGATACAAGACACGTTCTCCAGAGTCACAGCCAATGGCTGGGGTACCGCAGATACCGGTCAGGTCTGGACCATTGCTACTGGCACGACATCTGAATTCACCACCACCGGTTCCGACGCACGGCACGTGCATACCACTACGGTCACAACCGACTCAATCGTGCTGGGTATCGTCCCTCAGGCAAACATCGACTACCGCGTCGCTGACGACAGCACCTTGGGAGCAGCACCACTAACCCAGAGCTTTGTGTCATTCCACGATGTTAGGTATATCGATGTAAACAATCATTACCGTTTAACGGTTACGCGCACCACTGCCAACACCATCACCTTGACTATTGGTAAAAACGTTGCCGGGGTGGCAACAGGCCTTGTTGGTCCCACAGTCATCCCCGGCGTAGTCCCGCCTAACAGCGTCACTGTTAGGTTCAGGATCATTGGCAACACCTTGCAAGCGAAGGGCTGGCTTACTACTGGAGGTACGCCTGAACCAACAGCTTGGCTTCTCACTGTGTTCGATGGGGCTCTACCGGGTGCTGGATCAATCCGCATTGCATCATTCATCACTGCAGGCAACACCAACACGTTGCCGCAGTCCATGGTGTTCGACGACCTAACTATCCTCCAGCCAACTGATGACATGAGCGCTGACGCGGTACTCATGTTCAGCCAGGACTCTGCGGCTGTGTCTGGGTTCGGTATCACGCAGCTGAACCAGGCTGTGTCTGGCATCGGTCTGAACTGTGGCATCAACCCTGCCTTCATTCCTAGCCAGATTGCGTACAACCAGCTGGCCTGGGGCCTCGACACCGTGAACCAGATGACGGACGTGTTCTCCAGGGTCGTAGCCAGTGGCTGGGGTACGTCCACGGGCGGGCAGGCCTGGACGGCAACTGGTGGATCGGCTACGGACTTCTCTGTGAACGGTTCCGTTGGCAATGTCCTACTGTCCACCACCGGCTCTTACCGCATCACGCGACTGGCCTCGTTCTCAGCGCGAAATGTCAACGCCTATGCGGAGATCTGGTCGGACACAGCGGCTACCACCCTGGATCACTGGGGCTCTATCGGGCTTCGGGACAACGGAGCCGGCGATCACCTGTACGGAGAGGTCAACTTCCCTGCCGATGGAACAGTGAAGTTGTTCCTGTCCAGTGCGGTTGGTGGCGTGCACACGCAACTAGGCAACGTCGTGTTCGCTGGTCGGTACATTCCTGGCACCAGAGTGAAGCTGAGACTGCAGTTGTTCGGTTCCAGTTTCAAGGGCAAGGCCTGGTTGGACGGCGACCCTGAACCAGACCACTGGCTCCTTGAGGTAGTCACTGTGGCTAACCCGAACGCTGGCACTGTTGTCACTCGATCGGTTTCGGGTGCTGGCGCCATGACGATCTCGTACGACAACATCACGGTGTCTAACTACGACCTGGGGTACACCGAGATCCAGCGCATGGACACAGTGGACCCCACCTGGAAGACGATCATGAAGGCGACGAACCAAGGTCTCCTCACCTTCAACGACTACGAAGCCAGAGTGGCGATCCTGACCAGCTACCGGATCCGCAAGGTGAACGTCCTGGAGTTCGCAGGTCCATGGTCCGCCACCATCTCCAGCACGATCGCAGCTCCCGGCGTCACTGCCACCAGTGTCGGAGCCAACGATCACGTCTGGATCTTCACCACCAACTCCGTGCAGTCGGGAGCCAGTAACCTGGCCTACTGCCTCGGCTGGGAAGGAGAGGTTCACGAGAGCTTCAACTTCCCCGAGGCTGCTGGCCAAACCTTCCAGACCATGTACGGCCGGGACTACGTCACCGCCTTCCGTCCCACGGAGCGTGGCGGCACCAACTTCAGTCGCAACCTCCTAGTCCAGGCCGCAGCCATCTCCCCAGAAACGCTGGAGGACTTCACCGGCCTGCGCAACATGGCTTGGGTGAACGTCCCCTACATCTGCCTGCGAGACGAGGACGGGAACCGATGGTTCGCCAACGTCTCCGTACCTAACGGGGATGTGCAACGTGACCGGCGCCTATACATGGCTCCGGTAGCCATCGTGGAGGTCACTGATACGCCCACCCCCGTGGATCCGTGATGACCCTTACGCTGTTCCCGTTTGATCCGCTGCTGGACCTGGCCCCCTGGATGGGCCAGCGTCAGGCCTCGTTCACGTTCCATCGCACTGACGGGATCACGGGCGAAGACCTGGGAGAGATTCATCCCCTCCGTGGCGCCTCACTGACCCATGACACGACGCGGACCATCAAACGTCAGCTGTCTCTGTCGCTGGGCGCGGAGGACACCGCTGCTATCAACGCGATCCGTGACCGCATCACGGTGTCGATGGTGTTCCCCAACGGGGCTACGTACCCGTTGGGGAAATACATGTTCACCGACTTCACGAGGCAGAAGTACACCAGCGGCAAGCTGGGCCAGGTAGCACTCAACGATGAGATGTTCCTGGTCGATCAGCAGAGCCCCACCGGGATCAGTGGCCTAGACGGAACTACGCCCCGCCCGGTTCCAGTGGTTGTTGCTCTGATCCTGGCCGGACTGCCGATCGACTTCGTCATGGAGGCATCGTCTCTGACGTCCGTGAACTCTTGGGCTATTGGCACCGGTAGAGGCTCCATGCTAGAGGCCCTGTCAGTGTCTGGTGACTACTTCAGTCCATGGTTCGACAACAACGGTGTCATGCGATTCATCAGATCGTTCGACCCGGCCACCAAGATCCCTGACTTTGATTACGATGCCGGCAACCAGGTCACTCGATCGAACATCATTGAGACTGACGATCTACTCACTGCACCTAACACGTTCGTGGTGATCTCTAACGCAGCCACCGATGCGACAGTTCCAGTGGTAGGTACTGCTTCGGTACCACCCACAGCTCCTCATTCTGTGGCGAACAGAGGGTTCGAAATCCTGGAGGTACAGGATCTCCAGATCACAGACATACTCCAGGCTGAGCAGATCGCACAAAACCTAGTTAACCGGCAGACAATCTTCGAACGTGTCTCGCTGACGACTGCTCCTGATCCTCGCCATGACTCGTACAACGTCATCGAGTGGCAGGGAGATGTGTGGTTGGAGCTGGCGTGGAGTATGGCGCTGACTGAAGGTGGCGACATGAATCACTTGCTGCGTAAGGCGTACCGCCAATGACCAGTGACCCGGATCAGGCTCCCGCCCTTGTAGGCATTGGCGCACAATCCATTGTAGATAGAGCCAAGTCTCTTGGTCTCACATGGACACTGCGCCCAGGCAGTATTGCTGCTGACGGGGTGTCCATTCTGTACGACGGTGACACCGAGCCTATCAATGCAGTGAACCTGACTGGTGATGCAAAGACCTCGGGCGACCGGGTCATGGGCCTAACCGTACCTCCATCAGGGAACTTCATCATCGGTGTCACGAAGGTCGATCCCTGGCATACGCCAACATTCATAAACGGGTGGGTTGACTATGATACGACGGTTTGGCAAGGCGCGCGTTATCGCAAGATGGCTGATGGAATGGTGACGATTCAAGGACTGGTCAAGAACGGGACGTCTGGCAATATCTTTGTCTTGCCGGTCGGTTATCGACCAGCGAAGAACATAATCTTCGCAACCGTCGCAAATAACGTGTGGAGTCGCCTAGACGTTAACGGAGACGGGAATGTCAACTGGGCTGTTGGTGGGACGAATGCTTTCGTGAGCATCAGTGTCAGTTTCTTCGCAGGTCCGTGACCGCGTGAAGGTATATGTACTGCCGGCCGATCTGTATGGGTGCGGACATTACCGGTTGATCTGGCCCGCTGAGGCTCTCCTGGAACAGGGCTTGGACGTGACGGTCATGCCACCCAGCAAGGAGTCAGGCATCGCTTGTAAGACTGAGGACCTCCCGGATGGCACCCAGCGGGTCACAGCTATCCAGGTCCCAGCTGACGCTGACGTTCTGGTAGTGCAGCGGCCGGCGCACCCACTCCAGGCTCAGATGATCGACATTCTCCGTCAGAACAAGGTCGCCGTTGTCATCGACATGGACGATGACATGTCGTCCATCCATCCTGGCAATGTCGCGTACCACGCCTATCGTCACAGCAACAAGAACACACCCCTGTCCTGGAAGTGGGCGATGGAGTGCTGCAAGCGAGCCACCCTGGTCACCACCAGCACCACCGCCCTACAGAAGGTGTACGCGAAGCACGGTCGCGGTGTGGCCATCGACAACTACGTCCCCCAAGCCGTACTCGACTACCAGGAGACAGCCGAGGACGGCTTCGGGTGGGCTGGGACCACCGTGTCTCACCCCACCGACCTGCAGATGGCTGGGAAGGCGGTCCAGCAGCTCATCGATGAGGACTACCCATTCCGAGTGGTGGGGGGGCCGAGCAAGGTGGGACTGAACCTACGTCTGAAGCAAGAGGTCCAGTACACGGGCGCCACGTCCTTGAATGACTGGATCAGGACGATCGCGGAGACGTACAGCGTGGGCATGATCCCCCTGGATGCGACAGCCTTCAACCAGGGCAAGTCCAGGCTCAAGGGCATCGAACATATGGCCGTAGGAATCCCCTGGGTTGCTTCACCACGGGAGGAGTACCGTAAGCTCCAGCGTGAGTCAGGATGTGGCCTCTTGGCCGCCACTCCGAAGGAGTGGTACGCCCAGCTGAAACTCCTGCTCACCGATGACGTGCTCCGCAAGGAGCAGGCTGACATGGGGAGGCAATACATGGCAGATCAGACAATCCAGGCCAACGCCTGGAGGTGGCGCGAGGCCTGGGAACAGGCCTTGAAGATCGAGCGCGGATGAGTGAGTGGATGCGGTACTGGTTGGTGGAGACTCCCATGAACCAGTGGCCCTGGTGGGGGCTCGCTCTACTGTTCATCGTGGTTCTCGGATCCTTGAGCCTGTTGTTCTTCCTGGGTGCCAGGCTGGCGAAGCGTCCATGACCGCTGGGGACTGGCACACCTTCGCTGATGGCTACCGGTTCCGGGAGACCATCCACGGTCCCTTTATGGAGGACTCCTGCGTCGACTGTGGCGCCACTGTGTACTCGGTACAGCCCACTGGACGGTTGAACCAGTGGGGCCTGGAAGAGGACACGTCAGCCGTCCCGGCTCGCTGTTCCACCTGTGGACGTAAACACTACGGAAGGCCGCCGTTCTGATGACCGAATACTTCAGCCCCGAGGACTTCGATGAGGCGACTATCGAAGCCTTCAACCAGGGCTGGCTCTCTGACAAATCCGACATCCCTGGTGCCCGGCGCCGGGCAGGGTTGGCTGCAGCGCTCAACTACATGATGGAGAAGGAAGTGGAGGGTCATGTACAAGCGCTACGCCGTGATTCCGAGCAACGGCCGTGAGTGCCTATACCAATGTGTCGAGGCCATCGAGGAACAGGTAGATCAGGTCATCGTGGTGGACACCTCGATCAAGTCTCCGCACATCTACATGAATCACCCGAAGATACGTGTCCTCGGAGTCAGTGGGCGCATCAACATCTCCCGGTGGTGGAACATCGGCCTGAACTATGCCGAGGGACTGGCTGAGGAAGCGACGGCTGAGACCTGGGATGTAGCGATCCTCAATGATGACGCCATCGTTCCCTACGGCTGGTTCAAGGAAGTCAGCGACATGATGTCTTACCGTGGCTCGGCGGCAGGGTGCTCGGGGGGGCACAACATCACCTGGGACTCACCGTCACCGGTACCGCTGGATATGAGGATGCAGGGGTTCGCCTTCATCGTGGCTGGACAGTTCGGACTCCGGGCTAACGAGGATTTGCGCTGGTACTTCACTGACGATTACATCGATTGGGAGTCACGTAAGCTCGGCGGAATGACGATGGTCAAGGGCTATCCCGTGGACCATCTGCACCCGAACGGCCAGGTGACTTCCGAGATCCAGGAAATCATCGCTCACGACGCAGAAGTATTCGTCAGCATCTACGAAAGCAGGCCTTGGTAATGCACCTCCACGAGTTCCTGAGCCAAGTACACGAGATTGTGAAGCCGAAAACGTACCTGGAGGTGGGCGTCCGACACGGAACCAGCCTCAAGCTGGCGCACGCTGCTGAAGTAGCCGTAGGCGTGGACCCGTTGCCACTCACTCAGGCCACCGGCAACCAGCTGCTCTACACGATGCCGTCTGATGAGTACTTCCTGAACCCGTACCCGCCGATCGGTCATATAGATCTAGGGTTCATCGACGGACTGCACCATTTCGAGCAGGCCTTGCGAGACTTCCTGAACATTGAGAAGTACGCGACCCCTAAGTCTGTGATCATCTTCGATGACGTCCTGCCACGTAACCAGGAGGAAGCCAGCCGGACCATGTGCCCCGGCGACTGGACCGGGGATGTGTGGAAGGTGACTCAGGTACTGCTGCGTTACCGGGATGAGCTGACGATCATCGAGGTCAATACCCAGCCCACTGGCACCTTGATGGTGCTGGGATTCGGCGGCAAGAAGTCGATCGGTAACGTCGAACTGCGGCACGTCGCCGAAGACGAGTACATGAACCTTGATGTGGTGCCCGACAACGTGATCAACCGCGTCTACGCTTGGGATCCAGATATGGCACTCGAAGAGCTGAGAGGATTCATGCTGTGAAATGGACCAAGAGTTCCCACTGTTCCGACGGGTCCTGTGTCGAGGTGGACGTAAGCTGCGACGCCGGCAGTTGCGTGGAAGTAGACACCGAAACACTCATCACGCCTATCCCAGCGCCGGCCTGCGACACGGGCTCCTGTGTGGAGGTGGCGTTCAACGGTGAGTTCTGGCATGTACGTAACAGCAACGATCCCGGTACCGTACTGACCTACACGCAGGCCGAGTGGGACGCCTTCATTCTCGGCGCCCTGGATGGGGAATTCAATCTATGACCAAGATCGCTGTAACGGGTGGTGGTGGCTTCCTGGGAGCCGCCACCATCGCGTACGCGGAGGAGCAGGAACACACCGCGTGGCGTTTCGATCGCAACGACGGCAACGATGTCCTCGGAGACCTGGACGGACTGAAGGGTGCGGAGTGCGTCATCCACATGGCTGGGATGCTCGGCACAGCTGAGCTGTTCGACACTGCCGAGGAAGCAGTACAGGCCAACATCGTTGGCACCATCAGGGTCCTGGAGTGGTGCCGGAACAACGACGCCCGCTACGTCGGCATCACCATGCCGGACAGCAGCTGGGCCAACGTGTACCAGGCCACCAAGCTATGCTCCCAGCGCCTCGCTACAGCCTGGCACCGCAACTTTGGTGTACCCGTCTCCCACGTCCGCGCCTTCAACGCCTACGGACCCGGTCAGAAGTACGGACCAGGGCACCCTCAGAAGCTGATCCCTACCTGGTCCACGCTGGCCTGGCAGGGCAAGCCGCTGCCGATGTGGGGCAACGGGAAACAGACAGTGGACCTGGTACGCGCGGAGGACGTGGGCAAGATGCTGGTCCTCGCCACTGCTTGGGGTGGCGATCAGGTTTTTGATGCCGGCACGGGTCAGGCCATTGAGGTGATACAGCTGGCGCAGTACGTCAACACTGTCACTCACAATGAGCAGGCTGGCATTCTGATGCTGCCTATGCGTTATGGCGAGGAACCAGAGTCACAGATCGTGGCTCAAGGAGAAGGCTGGGGGAAGATCAAGTTCCGTCCCATGTTCAACTGGGCTGACCTGCTTCCTACGATTCAGTCGTATAAGCCGACTCCTGCTTCGGATACCCACATGCCGATCTTGATAGAGAAGGAGTACGTGAAGCCGCCCGATGGTGGCTGGTGTGCTCCAGAAACCACACGAACTTTATGATCACTGTCGCTATACCGCACATTCCCCCCCGTGAGCTGTATCTGTCTCGGGCGATTGCCTCTGTATCCCTGCAGACACTGCCCGCCGAGGCGGTGGCCGTAGCGATGGATGTAGGTCGACAGGGGGCCGGACCCACGCGGCAACGCGCCTTGGAGATGGTCAAGACAGACTGGGTCGCCTTCCTTGATGACGATGACTTCTTCGCGGAGGACCATCTAAAGCTCCTCATGGCTCATGCCATGGACACCGGAGCCGACTATGTGTACTCGTGGTTCACGGTGATCGGTGGAACTGATCCATTCCCTGGGGTATTCCAGAGACCGTTCGACCCAGAACATCCAGTACAGACCACCATCACAACTCTGGTACGTACAGAGCTGGCGCTAGAAGCACGTTTTGATCATGAGATTGATGAATCAGCCACAGTGGACGGTCAGCGGTGGGGCGAGGACTACACTTTCACTTGCCGGGTCCTGGAACTAGGTGGGACCATCTCGCACCTCCCGGTCCGTACCTGGTTCTGGGATCACGACTCCGGTAACACTTCTGGCAAGCCTGTTTGGTAGAGGAGATTAATCATGTCCGATGTTTGGGTCAAGGGTGCATCTGGTGACTATTACCGCCTGGGCGCGTACCGAGCCATCTATCCTGACGGTTCGGCAAGCAGCTGGGCGCTATGGCTGGACACGAATGATGGAACCGCACAGACTCAGCTCAACGGCGTCTTCGCTAGCGCGGCAGATGCCCGGGAGGCCGCTCGTAAGCTGGTCGACGGCCTAGACCCTGGGTCCTACTAGACCGTGAAACTCGCCATATATACTGCCATCTATGGCGAGTACGACTGGGTGAAGCCGGTACCTGATCTCGGGGTGCCGGCCATCCTGTATTCAGACCGTCCTCGCGACGCCCCCGGCTGGGAAGTCAGGGTGGTCAACCACGGCATCGCGACATTGAATGGGTCACCCACCATCACCGCGCCAATGCTCGCCCACAAGTTCTGGAAGTGTCACCCGCACCTGGCCGTACCCGATGCTGATGTCACTATGTGGATTGACGGGTCCATGCAAATAGTGATCAACGACTATGTCGCCCGGTGTCTCGAAGCTCTCAATGATGACGAGTGGTCCTGTGTGCCCCACCCAGCCAGAACCTGTATCTACCCAGAAGCAGATTTCTCCGCCACACTCACATGGCGCTACCACGCTGAATCCATCCTCAAGCAGGCAGCCCATTACCGGTCCATAGGCCACAGTGCGGGGACTGGCCTCGTCGCAACAGGCGCAAACGTTAGACGTCATACACCCACCGTAATCGAGATCGGAGAACAGTGGTGGCACGAGAACTTGATCTGGTCACACCAGGATCAACTGTCCCTTCCGGTGCTATTCGGACAGCACCCGGAGCTGCGCTGGAACATGAATCTGCCCTGGTTCCAGTGGTGGTATCTCTATGAGCATGGAGCCCAGCACTGACTTCTACGAGGAAGACGAATCTCTACAAGACGTCGTCGCCGCTTTCAGGAACTGGAAGATCAAGAAGGGGTTGACCATGCGCCCGCTACGGCCCGGGGTAACCGTAGCGGTGGCTGCGCATCCAGCTCGTTTCAGTGGGGGCCTCCTGGCACGAGCACTGGCCTCCGTGGTTGCACAGACTGAGCCACCAGAGGCGATCGCCGTCGTCAATGATAGTGAACGCCGGGGAGCCGGCTGGACACGCCAGACCCTTCTCCGCAATGTGGACACAGAGTGGATCGCATGGCTCGACAGCGATGACGAGTGGTTGCCCGAACACCTGGCTAAGCTGCGTCGTGTAGCAGTCGAGACAGAGGCTGTGTTTGTGTTCAGCTGGTTCCATGGCCCCGATCCCCTCGGTCATTTCGGGTTACCCTTCAATCCTTGCACCCCGCATCACACTACGATGAACGTCCTGGTGCGCACAGACATTGCCCGGGAGGTGGGGTTCCCCGCCTCAGAGACTGGACCATTCAGTAACGAGGACTGGGCATTCATCACTGGCGTATCCAAGCTGGCGTGTGAGCGAGGCTTGAAGATGGTGCACTTGGCTGAGCGCACCTGGATGTACTGGCAGGCTGGACAGAACAGCTCAGGTCTACCGGGTCAAGGTGACGCAGCCTAGGGCATACTGCCCTTATGGCGTACGCTACTACCCCGGCGATGACGAACTTCGTCAACTCGCTACTCGCGCTGTCTCCTGGCTCCCAAAATGGGGGCACATATGCCAATAAGCCGGGATATCACAACACCCGCGCCGGCAACCTGTCTACCAACTACTCCGTCGTGGACGCAGTAGACAAGCTGGGTCCCAGTGACATGTGCGCGGCCTGCGACTGGACTTTCCCGGACGCCCAGAGTGCGCGCTACGCCACCATTGCCAAGTACACCAGTCTGCTACTGGCCTCGGCCAAGGATCAGCAGGATCCTCGCCTGAACTACATGCGGGAGTTCTACGGTCAGGCCGACAGTGACACTCAGGTTGAGGGCTGGGACACGAGATACGGGCGGCCTGCTACCTCGGACTCGTCGCACTTGTGGCACATCCACTTCAGCTTCAGTCGGGCCGTGGTCACCGACCCCAAGGCTTTCGCGGCGGTACTGTCCGTGCTGCGCGGAGAAACGACCGCCCAATGGAAAGGGGCAACTGACGTGTCAGCAGTATTCATTCACAACGCTCTGGGTGGCATGTGGGTGTCCGGTGGTGGTGTACGCAGAGTCATTCCGAATGGCTCGGCCCTCACTGATATCTACGCCCACGGTGGGGTGTTGTATGGCGACCTCAGTTCGTGGCCAGTGGATCGAATCAACCAGTGCTTCGGACCGGACGTTGCTACCCTCAAGGGGCCAAAAGGTGATCCAGGGCCGACAACTCTGGTGCCTCACAAGCACAGCATCGACGGCACTGTCACTCTCGTTGGTACAACTGGCGAAGCAGTCGCCAATCCATCTGTCTGACTGATCCACTTCTCTGGCACACTCAGGGTGTGACGCACTCATGTCTTATGCGGCAGACGAGATGAAGAATCCAACAGGGGCGCAGGTGTGCCTGATTCTGGGGCTTGCCTTAATCCTGGCTGGGAGTGTGATTGGCCTTGCCGCAATGGACAAGGACGTAGTCACCATTCTGACCGGTGTCGCTGCTGTCGCTATCACCATCGCTGGCGCTTTCGGTTGGGCCAAAGCTAACCAACTCAGTCGCAGCATGACTCAAGTAACTGAGAGCGTGGACCAGGTTAAGGAACTGTCCAACGGACGACTGACTGATGTCATGAACGACAACAAGGCGCTGCACGAGAAGCTCACCTCCCTGGCCATGCTGCTACAGCCACCGCCATCGGATCAGAAATGACATGCCACCGTCGGTACGTGTTCACCGCTACCGTGGAGGTAGGCCACCGCCACGTACGTGAGCAACTGGAGCAGGCGTGCGAGGAATACTGGTGGTACTCCGCACCCGACGTCCGGGGTGAAGGCCTCGGGGTCCTGCAGGTGGAGTTTCAGGTGGCCGCCCGGGACCAGTGGTGGGCGCACAAGCGGGCGATGAACCTGATGGAGCGAGCGACGTGGGGGCTGGACATCCCGGTACCGACGCCTACGTGGGAGAACCTACCGCCACACGAAAACAGAGGCCGCTACCGAGTGAATCGGTAACGGCCTCTGTCTGGGGCGGGTCGACGTTTTGCGTAGCCTAGCGTCGATCCACCGTCTCCACCACTTCCTGGGGAACAGGAAGATCAAACAAGTAGCGGAGGCTGGATTCGAACCAGCGTCCTCGCGGGTTATGAGCCCGGTGGGCTGACCTCTGCCCCACTCCGCATAGGTTTACAGTCTACGAGGCTCTCTCGTAGAAGTCATCCCTCTCGTACTCTCCCGAGATGACCTGCTTTGACAGTCCTCCAATGTGGAAGAACAGTGGTTGGTCAGGACAGCGGTAGGGAGTCTTGTGCTCCCCGGGGAACAGGCGACACACCTGCTTGGCCGTACTCCGGTCCGCGTAGAGCTGCTTGACGCAGACCTCGCAGAAGCCGATGGAACGGAAGTTCTTATTCTTCATGTGCAATCCCTCTTGTGTGCCTTTCAGTACTGAGTGTCGGTTCCGCGCTGGTTGTCCATGTAGTGCCTGATGCGCTGCATGGACCTGGTGGTGACGGCTGGCCGGGCAGTGATGGCCAGCGGCGCCCTGTTGCGTACCTTGATCGGTTTGTACTGCTTTAGCTTAATATCGTCCTGGGTGTCGTCGTGCATGTATGCCAGGAATGCCTCGGTGTCCGCGTCGATGTCGGGTTGGACGACTGTGTTGTCCAGGCTCGGGGTGACTCCCTGGAACGCCTTGCTGATCTTGAGTCGTACCAGTACTGGACGTTCCTCGAACTTGTAGAGCAGGAATCCGAAGACGATCCCAAGCAGGAACACTGCTGGGGCTACGGTCTCCATCACGATGACTCTCCTAGTAGTAACTCGGGGACATCAAGCAGGAAGTCGCGCAGCCTGGTCCACTGTTCTGGTAGCAGCACGATCACCCCTCCAGTATCGAGGGGCCACAGTTCTGTCGCTAGATCCAGCGCCTCGGCCGCTGCTACATCCAGGCGTTCCTGGGTTGTGATCACAGTGACTCCTGCCTTCCTCTCCAGGGCACCCCAGTGCTGGGGTCCTTCAGGAACTCGGCCATCTCCTGAACGGCGGGTACCGCCAGCAGACGTGCTTCGGCTTCGGTCATGACGACTGCAGGAGTCAGCACGATCGTGCCGTCTTCCTCGACGGTGGCGATGTAGCGATCGTGCTGTGCAAGCCGCCCGAGGCTGAGCCTCCGACGTGTGTCGAGTTCAAGCAAGGTGCCAGCTTCGTGGTTCATTACGCCTCCAGTTCTAAGTACCCCCTCCCTGGGGGCATACCCAATGGTAGCACCGGCAGAATGCGCAGGAAGCATCCTGCCCGGTCAAGAGCCCAGTGGTCCTCGTTCTGGTAGGTCTTCCGGGCGAACAGATCCACCACCAGGGCGTCATCACACCAGACCCCTGCATCGGTGAGTGCGTCTTCCGTTGCTCGTACAATTTTGGACAAATCTGGATACACTGATGGATGCGAACGCTTCGATCTCTTCACGCTGGAGGGACGCAGGAACGTGAACACCATCATCACCGACAGTGCACAGTCAAAAGGAGCTGGCCGCCCGATGCGGTCCAGCTCCTCCTGTGCGGCGGCACTGACTGCGTTACGCCACGGGATCAGCTTGGGGGAGTTCTCCATCAGGATTCCCTTGCCCTGCTTGCTGATCCCCATGAACTTCTTGCTGCCCTGTGGGCTCGGCTTCCCGTACACGGTGATCTCCATGCCCGGATGGTCTCACGTGGGTTCTTCTGGCGGCACCACCGCTGCGTCCACCGGGACGTCGATCCCGTGCATACGCAACGTGTTCGACAGCAACAGGTTGTATGCCTTGGCGTCCGTGCTTGCCTGGTTCACGATGCTGTGCACAGCTTGTACGTCCTCGCGGACAGTCTTGAAGCCGCTGCGTATTGCGAGGAAGGAGGCCGTGCCTGCTGTCACCAGCGTTGTCACGGCCCCGATCACCAGTGCGATGTCCCCACCTGTCATGGTCATGATTCAAGCGTACGGTCTACCTGTGTCGGAATCCGTGCTGGCTGGTCAGGTTCTGTCATCCAGAACATGGTTGCCATGCTGGAGTGCATGGTGATCTGTTGGATCAGTTGGGTGCGTTCGTTGGTCAGCCTCATGTAGTTGAAGCCATGTTGGGTCTCCTCCTTCTTGAGCAAGATCACCCAGGCTGCACGCTTGTCCCTGTTCCGGGTGGCCCTCAGTGCTGCCTCCCAGAGGGCCGCGATCTCCTCCTGGAGTTCCACGTACCGCTGGTAGTGGGCTTCGACCAGATCCCGGTGATACTGCCAGCTAGACATTGCTGTTCCCTCTGATCTTCAGGTACTCCAGGATGACCGCATCAATACGACCGTCGTCGTAGCCGTCAGCAAGGCCGAGGATCACCTGGTCCGGTATGGCTGCTACGTCATACCCCCAGCCTTCCTCGTAGTAGTCCTCCCAGCTCTCGTCAGACATCGGCCAGGCTCCTGAAGCTGCGTACGCGGTACTTCTCCACGATGTCAGGGTGCGCGGCCTGGAACATGGAGAAGTCGAACTTGTCCTGGTAGACGGGCTTGATGTAGTGCGAGGTCAGCTCCGGGTAGTCTTTGATCATCCGAGCTTCAGCCCACCTGTCACCAGGTCGGTTGGTGATGAGCTTGCGCCCGTCCACGAGGCCAGCGTGCGCGTCCCCCATCTGCTCCGCGAGCATCCTCTTGAGACGGTCGGCTTCCTTCTGCCAGGCGAGGACGTTTGATGCCGCCTCCATGTAGGCGGCAAATGTGACCGGGTCAACCTCAACCGCTGGTTCGTGCTCATAGGGATCGGGCTTCATTGGTTCTCCTTTGTGGATAGTTGGGCGGAAGCGAGCCGAGAGGATCGGAGGTGGGTAGTCGGACGTGGGTAGAGCGGCACGGAAGTGAGACGACATGTCGGTAGGGATCGGATTCGATTCGGTTGGTCGATGGAGGTGATTAGGAACGACAGGAGGAGACCTGCCTTGTCGTATGGATGGGATCGGAGTTGGGACTGAGTGGACGAGTCGGCAGTGACCAGGGTGCGGGCAGGGCGGGTCTGTCGGAAACGATGGGAGATGACCAAGGTTGACATGTCGGATGGGATGGGGAGGGGCTGGAAACTGATTCGGTAAGTCGAGTAGAGCTGGACCGGATCGGCCTGTGTGGGTTTGTCGAGATGGCGAGGACAGAGTAGGTACGAGGTGTACGGTCGCGTGTCGGCCTGACGCCGAGCACATGCCAAAAGTCCCAGCACCCCCGTGAGCGCTGGGACCTTCGGGTCTCTAGAAGTTCTCTGTCTCAACGTACCCGGTGTCGGTCTTGTCGGGGACTAGGAGGCTGAATTCGGCGATCTTGACCTCAAGATCCTGCTGCACCTTCCGCGCCGCATCCTTGATCTCGTTGCGGAACATGTACCCGCCGGCTGCTGCCGCCCCAGCGACAGCGAGAACTACGAGGGTCTTATTCATGCGACTACTCCGTATCGTTGGGCTGCCAGTTGCAGAGTCCAGTTCCGAACCTCGCCCCAAGCATTTCCAGCGTCCTGAAACCTCTGGGCGCGGGCTAGGATCTCCATGGTTGGGCTGAAGAAGGACAGCGGTTCAAGGTAGTAGTTGTCGCCGAAACCCAGTAGGGGGTGGGCTGTGGCGCCCTTTGTCATTGACTCACACATCTTCCCCTCCCAGCTTCGGAGTGTTTCGGTGCTTACCCCGAGCTTGGCTAGGACACGGCCGCCTAGGCAGTCAGGCTCACCGTTGTACACGTAGACGCAGCCTGGGTAATCAGACAGGTCGGTGATCTTCTTCGTGTACACGTAGTCATCGCCAGCCTCGGCAACGACCTGCTTCAAGGCTCGGAGCATAGACAGCATCTCTGTCTCTTGGGCGTCGGTGAGCTGAGTCTGGATCATGAGAGTTCCACTCCGTAGAACTCCCGCGCGTGGGCGCGAGCCTTCTCCAGGGAGCTACCCCAGGAGTAGCCACTGTCTGAGGAGTCCTGGGCGACGTTCAGGACGCCGAGGCTGGGTTCGTCGAAAGGGATCCGAGGAAGATCGAGCTGGACTGTCAGGTGCTCTGACGACATCTGGCCGCACACCTTGCCCTCCCACTTGCTCAGGTCTTCTGTGCTGACCCCGAGCTTGTGGAGGACTCGGCCGGCGATGCAGTCCGGTACACCATTGTGGACGTAGACGCAGCCAGTGCCGAGTCCTGTTGCGTTCGGCCTGCGAACGTACGTCCATGTCTCGCCTGCTTCGGTAACGACCTCCTTCAGTGCCTGAAGTACGGTCAGCATCTCTGTCTTTTGATCATCCGTGAGCTGGATGAGCTGTTTTACGAAAGGCATGGTTTCCTGTTTCAGTTTCGGGGTGGCGTGGAGTACGTGCCCTGAACGATCTGCAGGACCCGGTCACGTGACACGTAGCCAGCCATGGTGGGCAGCATCCGTATCTGCGTGTAGATGTTCGACAGCCTCGCGGCGTTGATGGCTCGTACCTGTTCCAGGATCGACGGGGCCATGTTCAGCGCCGTCTGCGTACCAACCTGCTGGATGAGTGCGATCAGGGAGCGAGCTTCTACCCGGGTCCATCCTTCACCGGCGAGTGCAGCCCCAAGCTCTGCCAGGTCTTCCTGGCCGAACTGTTGCTGTGCGGCGGTCTGGATGGCGATGTCGTTCAGTGACATGTGATTCCTCCTCTGGTGGTTCCATTCTTACCCCAGGGAGGGGGATCTAGCAACATCGAAGATGAGTCATCCCAGAATGACTGCGAGGGCGGCGATGATCACGAACACCTGCAGGCAGCCGATCACCGCACACAGCAGGGTCCACCACAATGGAATGGTGGACCCTGCTCGTGGTTCAGAAGAGCCACGGCTGGCCGGGGAGGACTGCTGGGGCTGCCGGGAGTCGACTACGTCGTCCCACACACTGCGGCCCCAGGACGTGTCCTTCCCAGAAGTGCCAGCCTCTGACTCGGGCACGACTCTCGGTGAGGAAAAGTAGCGATTCTCCGCATTCAAGGTAGTTGTCGCATTTCAGGTCATTGCTTGGGAACTCGGTGGAGGCAGTCACACCAGGTACCGCCTCTACACTCGTCGTGCGCGTTCCTCTTGCATGAGTCGCACACGAAGCTGACGCTCGCGTACCTCATCAGCAAAGTCAGCACCATACTTCTCCTCCAGCTCTGCTAGCAGCTCCGGTGTCACAGCCTCTGCTTCGGCCTCCACCTGTTGGCGATGGTCAACCTCAGCGTAGGTTCTCAGGTCCACGCAGTCCTCGCAGTGACACGTCCAGTAGGCGAACAGGGCATACCCGGTCAGGAACGTGCCAATGATGATGATGCGGCGGCCGTACTCATCGTCTCCCCGATGGGGCACTCCGATCCGGTTCCACCAGTGCGTTGGGCTGTAGTCCTTCCGGCCGTAGAACCACAGTCGCTTAGGGCTCATCCGGGTAGCCTCCCACTTCCTTGTCGTGAACCAAGATGGCCATGGTGCGTCTCGCTTCGTCTAGGGACTGCTGCACCTTTTCGATCAGTTGCCAGGGCACGGTGTAGCCGGGCGCAGACTTGGCGATCATCTCGTTGTCCTTGAGTACATCTTCCAATGCCAGGATGTACCCCGCGACGTACTGGATCATGGAGTTCTTGTCATGCCTCAAGAAGTGAGGCCGGTACACCGACCAACGCCGGTGTACCGATCTCTGCGTCACTTGGTCTTCTTTCCCTCCAGGTCAACGGCATCCCAGCGAGTGACGCCGAAGGTGCCATAACCCTGAGAGCGACTAGCACCCAGTCCATTCTTCTCCCCAGAGGTGAGAATCATGGCCCAGTCCTTCGTGGTGAAGGGCCAATCGCAGATGACGTTGAAGGTGACCACGGCGTCACGTACGAACTCCTGGTACTGGATGCTGGAGCCTCGGTGCGTGTGCACGAACTGCTGGTTGATGCCAGTGGGGGTCTTCACTGTCACCAGGTTGCCGGCCTCGTCGCGCTGGGTCAGCTCGATCGTCTCCTCCAGCACGAATACGTGTTCCGGGAGGAAGTTGGACAGCCACTTTCGCGTGGATCCCCAGCCCGTCATCTCGACCTTTTTGGCCGCCACCGCGATCGAGGCAGCTTCCTTGATCATGGCCTTGACCTGACGTCCCTCAATGAACAGGACGCCGGCCGGGGTGCGCTTGAACCCGTTGAGGTTCTTCAGGCTGTTGACGATCTCAGTGGCCTCTTCCACGCCCACCTCACGCTCCACCATGATCTCAGCGACCATTTCGCGGATGCGGTCATCGGTTTCCTGCAGCTTGGACTTCAGCCAGCCCTCAGCAACCTTCGGGTCACTGGGGACGCCACCAACGATGGTAGATAGGGACAGCTCCGCAACGAAGCGGAACTTGTAGGACTCGTTGTCATACCTACTGAATACGCGCTTCGGCGTGTCAGTCATTTCTTGTTACTCCTTTGTGGATGGTCGGATAGAGAAGAACAGTTCAGAGGGGGCAAGTCGGACTCGAACAGAGAAGGCACGAGATGTCGCCTGGGGCGAGCTGACTCGGGTAGACGGGATCTGTCGATTGGGGCGAGCTGGACAGGCACGATATGAGAAGTCGAACGGGACAGACGTGATCTGTCGGTTGCGAGCTGAGGTGGATTGAATCGTCGGAGGGACGGGCGCGGAATAGGAGATGATCGGTCGTTCGGGGCAGACTGGGAGAGCACCGAGCAGGACTGTCCTGTCGATGGGATGTGGGCCGTGCAGGGAGAAGGGGAACTGGCGAGTCGGGCGGGATGGATAGAAGAAGCAACGAGCTGACGAGTCGAACGGATCCGAACTGACATGACCTGACTCGATGTGTCAGAAAGATGAGAGGAGAACCGAACCGGATTGTGGTGTCGTTAGTCTGTGCCTTTGAGTCGCAAATGCAGTTCGGCCAACTGGATGTTAGTGAACTTGTCCGCGACACGGCCGTGTCCAATCTTCTTGGCCACAGCCCTCAGGAATGCTGCTTCAAGCATCGCTGACTTCGCCCTGTCCTCGTACGATGCTGCTACGAACAGGACATCTGCAGCTGTCATATCCTTGAGCGCCTTACGGTCGTTGTCGCTGTTGATGACGTACACGGCCTGCAGGAAACCCTGACGCAGCGGTTCCTGGTTGCCACCTTCGGCCTGTCTCGCGGCTTCAGCGAACAGGGACGTCACGTTGCCTTTCCGGGCGTATGACCTGGTGGCGGCGTCGATGGCTACGATCGCGGCACGGATGGTGGGCACGGCGTGCGCTTCGAGCCAGCCGTACAGCAGCTCCCGGTCCTCGGTGAGGAGTCGGGTAGCGATCTCATGAGCGAGAACGCTGGCGTTGTAGCTGCCATTGCCTGAACGTTCCTTGTCGATGAGCTTGCGCATGTCGGTGGCGAAGTCCCGCTTGCGGATCTCTAACGCTGTCACCGGGGAACCTCCTTAGGAGTGAGATGGAGTGGATGGGCTCGTCGGGCAGGGTTCGAATTGAAACGAGTCGTCGGGATGAGAAGACATGAGATCGAGACGAGTCGACTTGTCGGATCGGGCTTGAATGGGGTAGTTGAGACGAGTCGTAGCGGATAGGGGGGATAGGAGTGGACATGAAGTGCGTAGTCGGACTGGTAGGGACACGGCCAGTAGCGGCTAGTCGGATCGGAGTGGGTGGCGACGCGACATGGGTAGTCGGGATGAAATGGAGGCGATGTGAGACGGTGAGTCGGAATTGGCGAGACAGGAAAGGGCGCGATTCGACATGTCGGAGGGGGGAGGAACCGGAGTGACTAGGTGTGTCGGATGGGCGTGAGTAGACCGGTTTTGACGAGGCACGTCGGTTTGAAATGAGATGATTCGGCGCGAGGTGTCGCTTGGAGTTGATGCGCTACGGCGCGATGTGTCGGATGGATGGGATGTGACTCGAAAAGGCCCGAGTAGTCGGAGTGACACGACAGGGACAGAAGAGAACGGACATGTCACGTGGTCAGATGGTTGATGTAGTTGTGGATCCAGCCCAAGACACTGACGTACAGGTCTGCTGGAGTCCCAGGGTTCGAGTTGCCTCGCCGTTGTACTTCCATGAGATCGGCAACCGACATCATTTCGAGGCGAGCCAACATGTTCTTTAATGCAGATACCTGGATCTCTCGAATTCGAGGTTCTGTGGCCAGAAGCCCAAGTCGGTTAAGTTCCTCAGCAAAGTCCAGACCCTGCTTCCGGCACCGATTCTCGGTAACGGACATCGCCTTGCGGGCGATCTCCGACAGTGGATCTCTCACAGCCCCGCCGCCGTCCAGGCTCGGACCCACCGCAGATGGATCTCGCGTAGCTGGGCCTCGGTGAGTTCCGGGTACACATCCTTGTACTGCTGCCAGATCTGGCGGTGCGTCTTGCCGACACAGGAGGGCATCCTGTTAGTCATTGACACGGAGATCCACTTTCCCTTGACGTCGTTCACGGCGACGGATACGCCGCTTGATGCTGGAGGTCGCTCCAGCTTTCTGGAGGTAGCAGTACCACTTCCTGGCACAGACGGTGTCGTACTCGTCGGCTCGTTTCAGTGGGAGCCGTTTCATGACTTTTCCCTGCTGAGGGTGCGTTCCGGGACGTAGCCACCGGTGCGCCCGTTCTGGTACTGGATCAGGTACGTCTTCCCCAGGGCCGGTTCGATCGTGCGAGCCTTGACCCGTACCCGCTTCCCGGTCCGGCTGTAGGTGACATGTTCGCCCACCTTGTAGCGGAAGGCGCCACCCGGGTTGTGCGGGTGGATACATGGTTCTGGTGGATCGCCCAGGTAGCCGCCACAGTTGTCGCAGCGCCCGAGCTGATGATTGGTCATTGATCCCTCCTTGGAGAGTCTGAACCCGGCGGGGATTAGGTGGTCACCCGCCGGGTCCAAGCTGATACTCACACTCTATAGGGAGGGGTGGGGTATCTGCAACACCAGTCCCTCTAGTCCTTCACGCGGCTCGTTGGGCGGACTCCTCACGTGCCTGCTTGCGCAGACTGCGGCCCTCATCCACGAGACGGGAGACGGTGGAGCGACGCATACCGAGTACCCCGGCCACGGTGGCGATGCTCCAGCCATCCTGGGCCAGCATCTCCAGGACGTTCTCACGGCGGCGTAGGCCTAGCTCGGGCAGCAGGTTCTGGGTGATGTTGGCTATCCAAGCCCCGGCGAGGATGAACTGCTTCTCAGGCGGAAGCTCGTCCAGTTCGGCCCACAGGGCGTCTTGCCATTCAGCGATCGTTGTCATGGTAGTTGTTGACCTTTCAATAGTTTCCTCATCAAGTTCGTCAGAGTGGCTTCGTCTACCAGGGAGATCTCCCCCCCTCTGCCAATCAAGTATGAATCATGGGCGACCCTGAGTACGACAAAAACCCAGGACTCCCTGGGGAAATCCTGGGTTCCGTCCGGTGGCATGTCAGTGAGTGTTCCTGATGTCCTTGGCTGTCTGTTTCAGAGCGTCCACGACCTGCTCTGGTTTGCGGAGCCGATGGTCATTCCAGAAGGGGATACTTCTTCCTGTCTGGCCCAAATAGAGCTTCCCGAACAGCCAGCGCTCCAACGCATCCTCGGTCCGCTCCCTGAGTGAGTAGCTTGCCTCCATCGAATCCACGGCCTCAGCGATCGCACCAAGGGCGCAGTAGGCTAGTTTGTTGCCCTGGTCATCTGACTCACTGAAGTTCCCCTTGCAGTGACCCACAGTCTCGATCAGGTCGGCCGCCTTCTCCAGAACCTCGGCTACTTCCTCACTCATGGAGAGCCGCCCTGTTGCGTAGATCCTTGGCGGCGTGCTTCATGACATCGATGACCTGATCGGCGGTGCGACCCGGTCTGTCATTCCAGGTGGGGACGTCCTGGCCAACCTTGGCGGCGAGCGCCAAGCACGCCTCCATTGAGTGCCGGTGTCTTTCCCGATACGTGGCGTAGTCCCCGGCCTGACGGTATTCCTTCGCCGCCATGGAGTATCCGGTCACTACCCTGATGGCTCCCAATGCACAGAACCTGGTCGCATCATCGGGGTCGATGGCGTTCATGAACTCTCCCTGCTTCCAACCCTTGGACTCCAACAGATCTGCTGCAGCCTCCAGGATGTCGGCCGGGTCAGTGGGGTAGTTGGTCATGTTGCTCCTCCGTGGTGGTGACGATGGGGAACTTCTCGGTGATCCGATCAGGCGACGTTGCTTGCGGCCACACGTACTCGGGACCGGCATCCTCCACCGCCTGATTTAGTGGGATGTAGGCGACAAAGGACGCCATGATGGGTCCGTCATTGCACCAGGTGCGGAAGGCCAGTCCCTTGGCGCAGGCCTCGGCCCGGTTCAGGGTGAAGAACCAGTGCAGCGTGTCCCGGTAGTCGCCGTCCGCGCTGACTCTTTGCACGATGTAGATCAGCCAGTTGAGCTTGATCACCTCGTAGCGGATGTGTCCTTCCATGTTCTGCACTCCTTCACTAAGTCGTCGTAGTCGAGTCGGAGGACCATGCACAGCCGGTCCAGCGTTGGCTCGGACGGGTAGTGCTGGCCCATCTCGTACTGGCTGATGGCGGCTTTGGAGATCCTGGCCCGGTCGGCAACTTGTTGCTGAGTCAACTTCATCCACTTGCGGGCGACCCGGAACACGTTGTCCTCCGGGTTCAAGCTGAAGTCAGGTATGTAGCTCACTGCTGTTCCTCGCTCCAGGCCTTGGACGCCCCCGCGTCGTAGGCATCGGGCCACGTCTCACGGACCAGTTGAACCAGGTCTTTCAGGGCTTCGGACTCGCGGATCTTGGGGGCACTGAACGACGTCCGTCGCATGTCGGAGTAGCCGGCGCGGAAGACAGCGCACCAGAGGTCGTGCTTCTCCTGGGGAACATCCCCAGGAATCTCGATTCTCATACCCTCCATGCTACCCCCTCCCTCCCCTCCACACCATAATCGTTGCTTAGACAACTTCAGTGGCAGCTATGGCAGCTATGGCACTTCATTTGGGCAAAGTGGTTCAGGTACTTTGTCTGTTGCATGTGAAAAATTCTAGTAAAATTCCTAAGATGGAAGCTGCCACTCGTGCCACTCGTACCGCCGAACTGCTTCAGCTGCTGGCTGGGCGCCTTCGTCCCAGCCTTTGCTACATCAACAGAGCGTGGTGGCAGCGTTACGCGAAGGGGTGGCGCCCGAAGGACGAACTAGCCCTGATTCAGTACGTCAGAGGTGCCGCGATCGAAGCGGTGGCGGGTACCAGCGTCACCTTGGAACAGCTCGCGGAGGAACTGGGCAGCCTGCACAGGTACCAGCCCTTCATGCGACGCATGCGTGCGCTGCTGGAGGTCACCGAGATCCCCTGCGGCGATTAGACGCCGTCTGTCATCATCCGGGCCTCCAGCTCCGCGACTTGATCCACTGCCGCAGCCAAAGCTGTCCCAGAGGGATCGATGTCATTGGATCCGCTGGGGGTGAGCGGGGAATCCAGGCGATACAGCTTCGCCAGCCGGTCCAACACCCGGATACCGGCCTCAATGAACCGAGGATCAGCCTTCACCTCCCCCGTCACATGCGGGGAGCACACCGACCAGATCTGCTCCAGTCGCTGCACGAGCAGAGCCCGCACCATGGGGGCGCTGGTGGCTACTTCTTCCTCGCCGATGCCGTACTCAGTTGCTTCAAGCTCCTGCATGTCCACAGTGAACTCGCAGGGAAGATGCATATCAACATGCAGTCGATACTCGGGGATGGGGCAGGGATCAGGACACCTGTTCCAGTGTACTGAGCCAAGGCTAACCAATACAGGCATCGAAGAGGAGCCATGGGAACAGGGACATCCAGGGATCAGGAAGGGGGCTATGCACCCACTGGATCTTGGATTTTTCCGGTTCGCCTGTTGCCTGCCCCTTTGTCCGGTTTGCCGGGTTGTGCCCCTGGGGCCAAGATCCCCTGGGGCATTGGATCATGAGGGGATGAGGGGGGAGTCATGATCGTTGATCTTGATACAAAGGTCAACACAAACAAGCGCTTGCTTCGATCATGGTCTATCTATCAAGATCAAGGATCTTGACTCAATGATCATGGTGTCCTGAGGCAGGCTCGGCCCCCCTCCCCCAGGGTCAGCCTGGTCAGCTGGGGCACGGTGCCCGGGGGCACGGTGCCGGTCCAGCTGGGGCCAGACGCGGCTACGGTCCAGCTGCCCCAGGGCACACAGAAACGCCCCAGGTCGACCGTACGGGGACGGGGGACCTGGGGCGTTGGGGGGGGGGGGGGGGTTTGGGGTCGGTTGGGTCGGCACCGTACGCGATACCCGCGATACGGTCACGGTCCTCTGTGACGTACTTACCCGGATACGCCACGTGCGTGTGCGGGTCAGGACGCGAGCAATCCGGGCACGGCGGGGAAGGCCGGTCATGCCACGGTACGGCGTTGGGCTCACGAGTCAGACGGGTCACGGTGTCGCTGGACCCGTCCGCCTTCCCAGCCTCGTATGCGTCGTTCAGCGCGTTGGAGACTTCCACGGCAAGCCACCGTGGCCCCACGGGGCCGATGGGATGGCCCCAGGTGCCGCTACCTTCGTCCGGTCTGCGTTGCTCCACAAACCAGCCACCGTTACGGCCTTGAATGGCGTACACGCGCGCGCTCACCGGTGCCTACCCGCGTAGACCAGGATGCGCACCCAGGCGACTAAGGCCAGGATTCCGGCCACGATTGCCACCAATTCAGATGTTGTCACGATTTGTTCCTTTCGTTAGACAGAATGATCCGTCAGAGTCCAACGCTCCCCCCCTCCCCCCTATTCCCCAGGGAGGGGGGGTGGTAAGATTCACACGGCCGGATATCCCGGCCACGGGAGCAAGGGAGACACCATGGATCTTGACCTGACCCCCTGGCAGGTAGCCGCCATCCAAGCGGAGATCTACCGGCTACGTGACAGCGAGGATATGGAGATCATGGGTCGACGGATAGCCGCACAATCGGGTATCCCGTTGGAGGTGATCGCTTCCACTGCGGTCAACCTGCTAACCATGCGCGCCGCGCTCTCAGCTGAAGGGGCAATGGCAATCGTCAGCGAGGAGCTAGGCACCTGGTGAATCACGGTGGCTGGCATGTTTCACGTGAAACATGCCAGCACGCCGTGAGTGTCGGCCCAGCTGGGGCCGACATCGAGCGAGGAGCACACCATGAGTGAATGGCACCGTATGTTTATCCGCGCGATGATCAGCACAACGATTCTCGTCGGCCTGGTCACGGTGGCCGCTGGGCTGGACCCATGGTCATTCTTCTACGGCGGGGGCAGCTGAACGTTTCCCCAGGTCAGAGACTTTTTTCCCTGATCATTTGGCACCTCCCCCCCCCTGGGGTAGTGTTGTGGTTGTTCGGCCGGTACGGCAACGGAGCGTGACGCACGTTGCCACCGATCGGGACTTGGCACCATTGAGCCGCGCAGCCTGCGGTAACCCTCCATAGTGATCGACACACATAGAGACTTCTCCCCGCAAGCATGGCGGGGGAGCGACGAAGGCTAAGCATCACGGCCCGCGCTCCTCCACCGTGCGGAGAGCAGGTGCCCAGCCTGGCAGCTGCCCTAACCAAGGGAGAGACCATGTTTGAGTACGAGGATCTACGCACCGCGACCGCGCGGCTCTACCGTGAGCGTGCGGCCTGCGCGCAGCGTCGCATTGACCAGGACGTCAAGCGCGGCCTGTCAGCTGACAAGCATGATTCCGCGCTGGTAGCGCGGTACACGACGCTGGCGCGGATCACCGAACAGGCTACGGGCAGCATCTTCCCCCCGATCATCGCGCTACGGCCTGCCGCTTGGGGGATCAAGGCAGCTGCCTGACGGTTGACCATGGTGGCCAGCATGTTTCACGTGAAACATGCTGGCACGCCACGGGTGCCGCTCCACAAGGGAGCGACGCGCGACCGTAGGGAGAGACGGCATGGATCAAGCAATTCGCGCAGCGTTGGCCGGGGGCAATTTGGTGGAGATCTTCCGATCGTTCGAGCCGGACGAGAGTTACCACCTGGCCTACGACGTGCCATGTCCCGTTCACGGGTTCGACGAAGACCACGGCATCAATGTCTCGGCGGACATGTTCCGCTGGGGCGTGGGTGTGTGGCTGCTCACGGGGGACGGCACCGTGGCGTACGGGGAGGCCCCCGACGTCATGGATGCGACCGCGAAACTCGCGGGGTTCGCCGAGCATTTCAAGGCCACGTGTGAGCTCACCAGCTTGACAACGGGCATGGGCCGTGACGCTGGCGTGTTCACCTGTGACCGTAAGGTCAATGACGACATGTCCCTTGTGGATACGCCGTTTGCGGAAACCGTGATACCTGACGGCATTTAGCCGTCGGTCCGGTCGGCTATCAAGCGCCGATCGGACGCGAGGGTTACATGTTTCACGTGAAACATGGCCCGGCAGTAAGGGAGATACACCATGTCTGAGCCTCTGAGTGCTGCTGACGTCAAGAACGAGCAGGCTATCGCAGCTGCGACCGGTACCGACCCCAGCGAGGTACTCGAATTCGCGGAGATGATCGCGGATGTGGAGGGCGAGACGCTCTCCGAGTCTCTCGCCGAAGGTGCCGATGTGATCACTGGCACGCACGCCGAGTAACACCATGGTCCCTTGTGGACCGGTCCGGCTGACTATCAAGCGTCAGCCGGACGCGAGGGTTACATGTTTCACGTGAAACATGGCCCGGGTAGTAGGGAGAAACATCATGTACGACACTCGGACCGACGTTGAGAACCTGACCGACGTCGACCGCGAGAATGTCGCGGAAATCATGGGCTACGACGGAGAGAACTTCCCGTCAGTCGAGTCCGTGGTCGAATTCGCGGAGACCCTCGCGACCGCCCAGGGTGACACTGTCGCCGATGAGCTGGCCGAAGGTGCCGCTGAAGTCGAGCTGGTCGAGATGATCGAGTTGGCCAACGACGACGACGACGACGACGACGACGCGAACGACAACTACGGGTACGACGTCCTGTAGTCCGTCGCTCATCAGGTAGGCCGCGCTCCGCACGCTGGGGCGCGGCCTGCCGCATGTCCGACGGACGGACAAGTAGGGAGATTCATGGATGAGACAACGGCGGTACAGCCCGCCAACGGCACCGAGGCAGTTGCCCTGGGTGTCGAGTGGTTGAACCGTGAGGCGCCAGGATGGCGCGCGCAGGTCGACCTGTCACCCGATGCGTTCGACATCGACGACCCTTACAGCTGCGTCCTAGCCCAGGTGAGCAAGGGGCAAGGCTGGTACGACGACGCCGTGAAAGTGACTGAGTTTGGCACGCCGTACGGTGCCGGACTCAACCGCGCGGTTGGTGATGACGACAGCTACAGCGAGCGTCGCGACTGGACTCGAAATCACGGGTTCATGGCCAATTGGTCTGCGGCAGACGACGGTGATCCCACATGGTCACCGGAGGGTCTGACGGCAGGCTGGCGCGCGGCGCTAGCGGCCTAGTACGTCGCTTGTGGATCGCTCCCGGGTCCCATAGCTGGGCCTGACCCGGGAGCGTGTCTACTCGCCGCGTCGGCGGATGAGTAACGGGCACAACCGATTGGAGAGGACACCCGCAACCCATGATTGAAATACTGATCGTGGCGAGTAACGCCGGAGTTGTTCACATCACCTACCTGCTGATCTACAGCCAACGTCCACCGGAGGAGAGGCCGCACCGTCGGCTAATCCGGGCATTGGTCGCGATCATCCTCGCGTTGTTCGTGGCCACACCGCACGCGGTACGCCGCGTCACGCGCCACGTAGGACGCTCCACTGTCCACGCCGGACGCTGGACACGGTGGCAGGTAGCCGCACGGTTGCCGAGCAAGCAGGTAACCGTGAGCGAGGACAGAGAGCAGGTGAGTATCGACGCATGACATAGGGTCCCTGGGTACCCTCACAGTCCGGTCCCCAGGGCACGACTGTCCACTTTGGACGGTTAGTAGGGAGAATCATGATCAAGAAAATGGCCGGATACATCGGCCCGGCAGTCTTCACCGCGTGCCTGGCAGTCATCCTGGCCCTGGCCATCGGGACAGCTGGGCACGTCGACATGATCAAGCGGGTATCGTCCAATGTGGACGGTTACCAGCTGGGCTATGCCGACGGACTCACGGACGGTATGCGCGTTGGCGGGTGCCAGCGATGATGACCGTGCTGGGTTACCTATTCATTGCCGTGATTGTCGCTTACGTTGCCTGGGTTGCGGTTACCACGACGCGGCTACAGGCACGCCAGCGACGCAGGTACGCAGAGAGCCTAGACCGATCGGTGCGGGCCGTACTGGGGTTCCTTGACCTCGCACCGTTACAGCTGGGCCTGACACCCGAGCAACGCACCCGCGCGGCGATCCTGCGCCGTGACCTTGAAGACACCCTAGGTGAGTACCTGATACCGGTACCGTCCGACGGGCCTCTCACCGTGGTGAGTCAGTGACCATGTCTCGTTCAGGCCGCTACCGCGTGCTACGGCGCGCAGTAGCGGCCTGGCAGGCTGGTAAGCCGCACCAAGCCTGGCAGCTGTTACACGATGCCGGCATGGATGCTTACTGGCCAGCGTTTCAGCGGACAGCGTTCCGACGCGCCCGTACCCGTTTTACCCGCACCATGGCCAGGTATCAGGCCTAGGTGCCGCCCTGGGCGCTATCAAGCGCGCCCAGGGCACGAGGCAGCAGGGACGCCGTAGTCGCTGCCTGCTGTCGACGCGACCCCCTACCGGGATCCCGGTAGGGGGTAGACGTGTTTCCCGAGAGGAGCCCGCACCATGAGTAACAGTCTTACCCGTCAGCATTTCAGAGCGCTCGCCGATGCTATCGCTTCGGTCGACCTGGGGCCAGAGGAGCGTGCCACCGTAGCGCGCGCTGTAGCGGTCGCTGTGGCCCCGTTCAATGACCGGTTTGACCGGTCCAAATTCATGGATGCTGCCACGGGCCAGACACCCGAACCGCGCCCCCGTCGTAGCAGGGCACGGGTAGCCGTAGCCGCCGCACGTGCCGATCATCCTGCCGGTACCATGCTCGATCGGTTGGACCCGTGTGGCTACGGTGCCGACCCAACCGACCCCTAACCC